GAGAAGAAATCAGCACAGTCCTCTACACCGCGTTGCAGTATCTCGGAGGAGAGGCTATCCTGGTATCCGGCGAGTGTCCTACAGGAGCTGATCGCATTGCTGAGGATATCTGGGTAAACGAGATTGGGGGTCAGGTGGAGCTACACCCAGCTGACTGGAAGACTCATGGAAAGAAAGCCGGCTTCGTTCGCAATGCACAAATGGTCAATTCGGGTATCGATCTCTGTGTCGCATTTGTTCGTGACGAAAGTCGGGGCGCCACTATGGTCGTGAATATGACTGCTAAAGATAACATCGAAACTTGGGTGTCTAAGGAGTAGCATGTATGATCTGATCAGCGATATTATCGTTGTGCTTATCATTCTGGGGGTGTCATCACCACTATGGATGCCGAGCAAATAGTAGCTATGGTCCTAGCGTTTGTCATGGCTGTGGTTATCATCTGTGACGTAGTTTGGCTAACTAAATATCAGGCAGTAATCAACCGCAGAAGAAAACACCGTAAACCAAAAAGGAGATAAAAATGGGAAAGATGAACACCGTCCGTAACGTGGTCTATGCACTGGGGTTCCGACCCAAGCGTGGTTCTGTGCTGTACTCCCCGAGTAAGAACATCCTGTTCGGGGCGCGCAAGATGGCTAAGCGCGGACGAAAAGCCTGGAACAAGCGATGAAGGACAACACCGATCTGAAGCGGCCTTATATCCAAGCTGCTCTAGCGGCACGCGCAGCATCAGAGGCGTTTGAGAATTTCGCTAAAGTCCTGGAAGAAGCAAAAGACGCAGCCGACAAGGCTGAGAGAGAATCTGAATATGAAACCCGATCTGTCTAGTGTTGGTCCTGAGGAAATCGAGAGTCGTTTCGGTTTCCATAAGGCAACCATCGAAGGTGAAAATGCTACCAAGCCGGTTCACGAAGAGCTGCGTTCGGCCTACAAGGAGTTCGCTGAATATCTCGACATGAATCTGCCCAGTGGTCGCTACAAGAGTCTGGTCTTTACGGCTCTCGAAGAGACGTCGATGTGGTCGCACAAGGCAATTGCCGAAACTGCGCCTCTCGGCGAGTAACACAAAACACAACACTAAAACAACAAAGGACAACATATAATGGCAAACAAGCCTAAGCTCGGCAAGCGCGTTATCGAGGACACCCGTCTCATCTTCCGCAACTTCAGTGGAAAGAAGGACCAGTTCAATGCTGCGGGCGACCGCAACGTGGGTGTTCTGCTTCCCTACGAGCTTGCCCGCTCGATGGAGGCCGAGGGCTGGAACGTCAAGCAGCTCAAGCGTCGTGAAGGTGACGACCCCGACGAGCCGCAGCAGGACTGGATCAAAGTCAAGGTCAGCTACGCGGTCAAGGATCCGAAGATCATGATGATCACCTCTCGTGGTAAGTCCCCCCTGGGTGAGGACGAGCTGCAGGTCTTGGACTTCGCTGAGTTCGAGAAGATCGATGTTATCCTTGAGCCGTCGTTCTACGAGATGAACGGTCGCACGGGATATTCCACCTACCTCTCCAGCCTCTACGCGACGATCGTCGAGGACGAGCTGGACCTGAAGTACGCTGACGTGGAGCGAGATGGTGCTGCAAGTGCTCTGAGCTCGCGTCCTCACTTCACCGAAGAGGACTAATGGAACTCGCATACATGATTACGGGATCGGTCATCACGCTGATCTCGTTCTTCTTGGGCGCTCTCCTGGGGCTCGCGGCTTCGAAAAATAAGTAACTCCCTGGGGCCGGTGGTGAGAGCTGCCGGCCCCTCTCTTGAAAGGAGATATCTGTGGAAGCAAAGAAACTAGTACGTAACGCGGCAATCATCGAAGCCGTTCAAGTTCCGTTGATGACTACTAGCATCGCAGCGAAAGACCATGAAGAACTCATGCGTCAGGTTGCGGTTTGGGTTATTGACAAGGGTGGTATCGTCGTTGATTTCCAGAACGACAAACTCGTTGTACAAGGACCTGGTCAGGAAAAAGATGTGACTGTCAACCTTGGTTACTGGCTGTTGTACAATAGCACAGGCACCTTTGGGGTCACGTCTGTCTGGGACGTCGATCTATATTTCACGGAGGTAAAGTAATGGTTCCGCTAGACACCTCTTATCGGGAGATTGTCCGTCGTTTCATACCCCGACCACCCGTCACTAAGGCTGTCCGTGTGATGCGTGACCAGCTTCATAACGTTGCTAAAAATCTACACGCAAATTTCTACAGTGTAGAGGGTGAAACTGTCATTTTCTTGATTACCAAGAATGCCGACGAAGAGCAGCGTGTCGTTGCCCAGTTTGGTGATTGGATTATTCTGGACAGAGAATATCGTGTGGTCACTGACGCCGAATTCCTTGACAGTTTCATGCCGATGGAGCGTATCAATAATGACTAGAGAGCGGCCGAAGCACTACAAGAAGCGTGGCAATCCCATTGAGGCCATGCAGGTCACGATGGACAACTACGAAGACGTCTCGAACTGGGTAGGCGGCCGCGTGATGAGCGACGGCGCTAGTGACTTGGCCGTCATGGTACCCACTGTCGATGGCGTCATCCCTGTCCATCTCACGGAATATGTGTGTCGCGAGTTTGACACCAATCGGTTCTTCGGCATGGATGAAACGGAGTTCAATCGTCTGTACGAGCAAACCGGACTCCGCGGTGCCTAGAGCTGTAATCTGGATCTACCCCAAAAACAATCAAAACACAGAAGAGGAAACAAAGAAAATGCCTACTATCAAGACCAAGCACTACAAGGACAACGCTGGCGAGACCACGAAGGCTGTCCAGGTCACCGAGAAGAACCTGATCGGTTTGGGTAACTGGACCGTCGGCGTCGTTGTCATCGATGTCAACAAAAAGGGTGAGGAGAAGAACCACCGTATTCGTGTCCACACCCCCAAGGGCGTTCGTGTTGCCGGTGTCGGCGACTATATTGTCCGTGGAGACACCCGTCTGAAGACGTTCTACGTGGTTCGTAAGGATGACTTCGAAGAGCGCTGGACGGAGATCGGCCCCTACGGTACTCGAAAGGGACTCAAGTAGCTATATCCTATGAGGGGGTGATGGTCCTGACGGGCTGTCACCCCCTCTACACGTTATTTCTTTAAGCGTTAGTGGACAATTCACATGCAGACATTTTTGCCGTACCCCGACTTTGCGGAGTCAGCTCGAGTGCTCGATCAGAAGCGACTGGGCAAACAGATCACCGAGACCTATCAGATCATGCAGGCTATCCTGCTGAACCGCGGCTATATTCATCACTCGGCCGTCGACATGTGGGCTGGCCACGAGATCACGCTGCTGCGATATCAGGAGGCGTTCTACCACGAGTGGCATGTAATGCGAGGCTTTAATCATGTCTCGATGGAGCGTACGTATGACTTGTTCGATACATATTCGTCGATGGTAGGCCGTTGGGAGTACACTCCGCCCTGGCTTGGTCAGGAGGATCTCCACTACGGTATGCAGTCCAATCTTATTCGTAAGGATCCGGAATACTACGGTCCTATATTCCCGGGTGTTCCCGACGACCTGCCGTATGTCTGGTATGACTCGCAGGGTCGCAGACGTAACCTGGATGAGGGCATCGAGGGTCCTAAGCCCGTACGCGGCGAGATCCGCTATATTTAAGGAGATGAAGTAATGAGTAACACGATGGAAGACACCCATGTCGAAGTTGATATGGACACACTGCTCGAGGATCTGACGGGAGACACGCGAACGCACTACATCAGTCCTCCGGCCAATCAGCATATTGGTAACTACCAGATGTCGGTGCAGGAGATTCTCAAAACTGCTCAAGAACTGGGCCTTGAGGTCGTCGCTATCTGTGGATATCGCTGGGTACCCAAGCGTAACCCGGAAAACTATCCCATGTGCGAAGAATGCACGCGAATCGCTTGGGAGTGGTTGGCGGCTGACGGTGCTTAAGTGGCAGGGTTGTACTTATATATTTGGTCACGAATTCGTTTACGAGCGTGAGGATCAGTTCTTGATTGCTAGATGTATGCATTGCGGCAAGGAAATCTCATGACTGAATATCTGTTCGAGCGTAAACCTAAGAAACCGGTGAATCGTTCTGAGAAACTGCGAAACAAACCATGGCGAGTATATTATGATGAATTGTCGCGGAAGAACTTAGCAACGTTTCACAACACAAAGCTAGGAGCAGTTTGGCGTGCTTTCTACGCTGTTCATATTTCACGACGCGCAATCCGAGCTGAACTGATTGACGTCAAGAAGGAGAGAAACCAATGAAGTTTCCTGAAGACATGCCGCTGAATGACGAGAACGGTAAGCGTGTCGGTACCATTAGTGCAATTGATCACAAACGTGGTATTGTAGAGGGTCGTATTGAGGACCCAGAATATCTGAAGACCATACAGGGCAAAACGTTCTCTGGTTATTCCTTTACTCAAGATCCGCGCAAGGTGGTCGTAGCTGGTCGCCTCGGTCCCATCAGTGGCTATATTCGCTTCGATCGCGAGAAGGCTACCAATGAGTCGTGGAAGATCCGCTGGGAGCAGTTGGTTCGAAGAGATCCTGGGGTACTGTTCATGGACAACGGTATTAAATATCCAGGAGTCATTAACGCAAACACGTGGCGCGACCAAGACACTGAGGGCGTAGAGAGCATAGATTGGGAATTTGGTGACCGAGCAGTCTAAAGATTCAGAGCAGACCTGGCGAGAGCTCGAGGATGCTATCCGCAATCACTTCAATGCGATGTGGGCAGAAAATGGCGAAGACACGGATCAGACTGTCATCGTACATTGGGCAGTGCCTATCTTCTTCCGCGAGTTTGATGAAGAAGGTGTCGAGACCTGGGGATATTCTCTGGAGAGTGCTGATGGTATGGCTAAGCACGAAATCAAGGGTCTTCTAGAAGAAGGCAAAGATTACGTAGATGAAGAATATGGGAGTGGTAAGTGATGATGCGCGTTACAGAGATTAAAGGTCCTGTCGATATTCGAGTAGGAAACACTGTCTTTACAGGGGAACTGGTATCGACGCTTGAGCGTGTAACAATTGAGATCGAGTTTGAGACGCCATACCTTTATGATGGTAGAAATTATGTAGGTGGTCAAAACCTTATTCATGAAGCTCTGAAAGACGACGTACCGTTCCACATCGAGTTTGTTAAGGAGGACCAGCAGTGAGTAAGCCCCCGTTGTGCAAGGATGTGTCGCGTAATGGACGTATTTGCGCTCTGTACAAGGATCACTACGGCGATCACAAAGAGAATCACCTGCGGACCAGTTGGCCTCGCGACGAGTGGGAGGCATTGGACTTCCTATTTGCTGAGATGGTTAGTCAGCTGGCTGTCACTGATCACCAATACTACAAGACCTCACTTGAACTCCTACTCAAGATTGAGTACACCGTTGAACAGATTCGTAGTCGTTTCGAGTCGACTGTGAATACTAAGATGTTCAGTTTGCATGTAGTTCCTGAAGCAAACTACCCATATTTCACAATCGAAAAGAAGCGGGAGAAACTCGATGCAGCGTCGAATTAGTGGTAAGGGTAAGCTGACCATCGCCGAACTCACAAAGGCCCTTAAGGCTGGTGAAGAGGACGAATACGTATTTGCGAGTAGTAGTGCCCCCTCTGGAGACCGCGGGCCCAATTTCGACGCCCCTGCCGAGGAGTGGACGTGGTATGTCTTGATTGGTGAGGATGAGAAACCTGAGCCAAAAAACAATTCCTGGATCGGTATTCCGGTTAGAGAACTCGCACATTTGGTGGAAAGTATAGAAACTGTACTAAAAAACAGTAGTGCGAAAAGACTCAGGTATCACGATGTGGATTGGATTAAGAACGATAAAGATCTTAAATTTGTTCAGCGTCATGTCAACGAACAAGTGGACTCTACGCTACTGTTCAATACGACCTATGACAATGGCACGATTACGGTGGAGTGGTAAATATGCCTGGTAATTGTCCTTTCTGTGCTAAGATTGCTGACGGGTCCGCGGAGCAGTGGAAGGGTATGGGTGTATATTACTTTGAACCGCTAAATCCCGTTGTGCCGGGTCATATGCTTTTCATTGCTCTAGAGCATTCAACATATCCTCATGACGTTCCAGCCCTTACAGGTTTGTTGTTCAACACGGCATCCCAGTATGCTGCAAGGAAACCGTATGACTACAACCTTATTGTCAACGGTGGTGAGAACGCAGGACAGACCGTAAAACACCTGCATATTCACTACGTCCCCCGGAGCAAGAACGACGGTTTGAAGATGCCGTGGACTGATCAAATCAAGGAGAAGTGATGCTGACGACTGATGAAAAAAGAGAAGCTATTCGGAAAGCCGTTGTCGAACAAGCTAACGAAGTTCTGAGACATCCTACAGTCAAAGACGTCCAAAAAGAATACGCCGATAACATGGGTTTTGATTATTCAAAACTTCCTTGGTACGGTATTGGTAAGATCGCTCACTACAGTGCTCAGATTGCGACTGCCGTGGCCTGGGGTGTCTCTCCCGATATCATCTTGTTGTATACCCATCCCACTGACGAGCAGATCAACAAGGCTTATGAACGTCTGGCCGATCTGAATATCGTTCCTACGGAGGTATGATGACTACATTTAAGGAACAGGTTGCTGCTGAACGTGAGCGTCAAATCCAGAAAGGTTACGATGCGGCTCATGATGATGCACATGGTCCTACTCATTTGATGGAACTTGCTAACAAATACGAGAAGCTTGGTGAGTTCGTAAAAGCAAGCGCTGTATATCAGGCTTATGTAGAAGCTGGAGAACGGAGAAAAAATGCTAATCAGAAAGTTCCAAGCTAAGCATCTGCCTGATGCTGGTTTCCTTCTTATTCTGCAGTTCTTCGCTCGTCGTACCGATGATCGTTGGATGCAGATTTGGGACCTCGAACGCCTGATGCCTCATATTCCCGAAAAGCTAATCCGTGCTAAGATGGGTCAGCTAATCAAGCGGGGATTGGTTGATGGTTGTGCGTGTGGTTGCCGCGGCGACTTCTATATTACTCCAGCGGGTAACGAGTATCTACTGTTGGTATTTCCGAAGCAACCTGTGTTGAGGACACTCAAAGAAAGAGGAAGATAATGTCCGAAATTAAAGTCGGATACACGACTAAATCAGGTTACACCAGTAAAGCTTATGTCGATGAATACACACTAGAGGGTACAGACAAGCATACCGATTTCCCGGTTAAACTTGTTCGGACCTGGAAAGGTGGCGAGCTCGAATATGTAGACGTCGAAGAGCGAGAGTTTGAAGAAAATCCATACACTGGCAACATTACGGAGAAAAAATGACACTCTGCCTACGCAACAGATGTGTCCTTCCCGAGGGACACCAGGGCCGTCATCAAGATGAGGCGGGCGAAGAGCTGTGGGAAAAAGCTGATCTACCCGTTCTTATTATTGCCACCTCGAAAGAGGCTGGAGAACTTTACGCTAAAGACCTACTGGTTCCCAATTACAAAATTGCCACCAGCGTTCCAGAGGTGCAGGGTTGGCCAATCCGCTCTATCATTATAGCGCCCGCATATCTCGAAGCTGCTAGTAATGCTTACTATGATAGGCTGGATACATATTTCGCAGGTATGCAAACGGTCTCACTTCATACAACTAACCTGGGTTAAACTAAAATTCCGAGAAAGAGAGAAAACAATGCCTAGAGCACGCAAGCCCTTTAAGTCCTTCAACCGAAACCAGTACATCTTTGCAGTCCAGCTGACCGAAGAGAATATCGACGACGTCGCGCAGCGTATCGGTGGTCGTGTCCGCGAGACCGAGGACGGTCTGGTGATGAAGCTCGGAGACGCTACGGTCACGGTTGGACAGTACGTGGTGGTTACCGATATTGTGGATGAGCAGTATCGGTATGGAGTTATGGGACCCAAGGAATTCGAAGAGGACTGGGTGGTCCCTAAGGCAGCAACAACTAACGAGGAGGTTCAGACCAATGAGTGAAGTAGAGTTCTCGAGCGACATCACCGTCAAGCTGATCAGGGCAATGGCCAGCGACGATATGGTTGTGCAGGCAGCACAGGTGTCCAGTAAGGGTGAGAACAACCCTAAGACCGTACCCCAGCGACTGATTGACTCGCTTATGTTCGGTAAGCATGGTTCGCCTTTTGAGCACAATGCTATGACGTTCTTTGTCGAGGCGCCGCTGTTTGTCTTCCGTGAATGGCAGCGACACCGTATTTCGAGCTTTAACGAGATGTCTGGTCGTTATACTGAGCTTCCGGGTAAATTCTATATTCCTGCCCAGGATCGTAAAGTGTTCAACATCGGAACTAAGATGAAGCCCAAATTTGTCTCTCTTTCTGACGCTGAGAAAAGCGGATATATCGAAAAAGATTACGATAAGGACTATACTCAGTCTGTTCTAGAGAATAATACTATCTTTGCTTGGGATTATTACCAGGCAATGATCGAGTCTAAAGTTGCTCCCGAGGTCGCTCGTATGGTCCTCCCGGTCAACATCTACAGTCAGATGTACTGGACTGTCAACGCTCGGTCACTGATGAACTTCCTGAGCCTCCGGGTTGAGTCTGAGGATAGTGCAGTCAAGTCATATCCTCAACTCGAGATCCAGATGGGTGCTGAGCAGATCGAGAAGATCTTCGCTGAGCTCATGCCGGCCACCTATGACGCGTTTGTGCGTAATGGGAGGGTTGCTCCGTGAACCGTAACAACGAAAACACTCGAACATTTAGCAATGGTATGGCTCTGGTTATCTGTGTTAAGTGTCTGGATGCTTATGGAGGATATCCCCGCTTTCATAACGACACTAAGAAATACATTGCACTCGATGATCAACAAGCAGTAACAATCAAAGACGGACAGGCGCTCTGCGTAGAGCACTATGAGGAGACACTTCGATGAGTTTGGCAACATCTGACGCATTCATGAGGAACCCTAAGTCGTTCCACAGCAGTCCTTACCGAGCTGCTACGACTGACCTAGAGCGACAGAATATGCGCTTCGTAGATCACCCCAGCGGTATCTCGGGAGATTGCTGGCGGGTCTGCTTGGCGATCATGCTGAATGTTCCATGGTATACGGTAGAGCACTTCGTATATTTGTCAGAGATCACGCCTGACTACAACTGGTGGGATCGATCGGTACAGTGGGTTCAGCGTAAGGCCCATGGCTGGAATATCGTCGAGCTTGACGTGGTGTTCCCTGTGTACGCAGAGCCAGAGAAGGCGCCCGGTAAGGTTATTCTAGTTGGTCTGTCTCCCCGGGGAGACTTTGATCACGCTGTGATTGCCGACGCCGTCACAGGGGATATCCTCTGGGATCCGCACCCTAGCCGAGATGGACTTGTCACCAGGACTGCGGTATATGCACTTATTCAGGATCCGATTGAAGAGGAGTCAGCAGCATGAGTGATGTCGTCAAGGTTGAGGTTGTTGACTTCTCGACGGGTCGGGGTAGTAGGTTTCTGCCAGACAGTTTGTTCGTAAATACCTATGTCGATGTTATTACACTGGGTCAGGTGCTGACGCCAAAAGCGTTGGAGTATGGTGTGTTCATCCATGTGACCTACGACCCCCTACGTGAGGGATATGTCGTCAGTTGGAAACCGGAGTTTGAATAATGGAATTTCTTGACCTGATTACCGATGAGCCTGACGAGCTGCTGATCGATAACGAATGGCTCGACTCACACAGTCTTGTTGAAGCCGCTGATCTAGGTTGGGCTATCAGACGTCGTATTGATATGCTCGGTATGCAAATGGATCAAGCAGAAGTACCCGCGGGTATTATTGTCAAGTGGACTAAGAAAGAGGAAAGCAAATGACCGAAGAGCGTTACCCCAAGGAAGATCTCAACAAGCTGCATGCTGACTGGAAAGCACGTCCAGACAGGTATGATGCCGGTGTCGATTATGTTTTTGAGGATGATGGAACAATGCCTCAGTCTCGCGACAAGCTCGAGGAACTGATTATTGGTCACAAGATTGTCCGAGTAGACGATAATCGGCAGGTAGAATACGACCCGTACGGTTATGGGACTGAGAGTGTTGGTTCGGGCTTTGTCATCACACTCGACAATGGAAAACAGGTGACCATGGTGGGCATCGGTGATTGCTGCGCATATACTGAGATCGAATCCTTCTTGCGCAATGTCGATTCCGTTGACCATGTTATCACCGGAGTGGGTACGACTGACGCTTTTACGACCTGGCATATCTATGCTGATATGGGGGACATGCTTGAACTCAAGGTGGGTTGGTCTCCCGGTAACCCGTTCTATTACGGTTATGGTTTCAGTATCGGTATCCGCGATATTCCTGAGGACTTTGATATGATGCAGGAAGAAGCGAAGCCGGCAGCGATTGAGACCCCCCAGCCTCAAGCATATCCTACAGAAATTGTACCCAGTGCACCTGTGGAAAAGGGTGAAGAGGTCAAGTTCGCTCCGACCGTCATCGACACCATCGACTCTGATATTTTCTCTCAGGGTCAGGGATCCTACTTCCTGTCGAACGACGTCGTCGAGGCTACGCCGATGGTTCAGTTCGAGTTGTTTGCTCGGGCTATGCAGGAGCTTCAGATGCGTGCGGGTGTCAACTTCAGCGTCGATGAGACCAGTACGGGTATCGTGATTGCGTGGAATTCGCGTGCCGCCTAAGCCAAAGCATGTCCTTATTGTAGAAACGGATCAGGAGTTCGAATCGGCAAGAGAAGCAGCAAGACATGTTAATGGTGATTACAGCGCAATCTACAGGTGTTTGCGTAAGGAAAGAGAAACTCATCAGGGTTTCCACTACCAATATATCGAGGAAGAGCATGAGTGACCTACAAGAGGTTTGGGCAGGTATCCGAGGGTATAACAAGTACCAGGTCAGTAACTTGGGCCGGGTCCTAAACGTTGACACAGGATATATGCTTACCCCTAAGGCCGTCAGCCCTAAGAACGGCCAACTTCGAGTAGCTCTGTATATTAACAGTATTCAGAAGTCGTTCCTCGTCTCTCGTCTGGTTGCTCAATATTTCCTTCCTGAGTTTGACGAAAAAAAGGCAATCGAGTACAAGGACGGTGACATGACTAACTTGAGAGTAGACAACCTTAAGATGTCTCATAAGAGTGCTAACCGTAAGAGTCATGATTAAGAAGTACGAACTTCCCAAGGCGCCAGGGATCTACCTAGATCGTAGGGGTGATCCCTGGCGCCTGGAAAATGGACGTTGGTATGGGGCTGGGTACAACACCGGGCCGGCTACGACAGATATGGCTGTCCTTGAGTTCCTGGCCCCCTTTGAGCTCATGAAGTTTGCTGAAGACTGGCGAACAATCGATGAGTTCCCGGATTACGAGGTTAGCGATAATGGCAACATCCGTAACTCATATTCCAAGCGCATCATGAAACAGAGAACTAACAAAAAAAGCGTTATGATTACCCTCCCTAATGAAAAGGGTAGGTTCAATCGTAACGTAGCTCGTCTGGTTGCTGTGGCCTTTCTCTACGACTGGGATCCTGCAAAGGAGGTGCGGCATCTGGATGGCAATACTGAAAACAACAACGTTCTCAACCTGAGGATGTCGCAGTTCAACACTAGGAGGTAATTGATGAGCGATACTGATATCTTGCAGGAGTGGACCTTTAGTCCTAATCTGCCATGCGGTGGTACTAAAAAGAAACACTCTTTGATTGTGTCAGGTGCTAGTAATCTCAACAAGAAGTGCGTTGTATTCTTCTGTCCAGGATGCAAGGTGCATTTCGAAGTCCCTCGTCGCAATTGGCGTAAGGCAACGATGAAAAAAAGGAGTAAGTTCGTCGTCTGGCTGCGATGGCTTATCTTCCGAGAACCAGGGACGTGGATCTGATTGTCAGTTAATCTATACAAACATCAACGAGAAGCAGTAGGAAAGATATCTAATGGTAAAGTTCTCAAAGGCGGTGTCGGCACGGGTAAAAGCCGTACAGCGCTGGCTTACTATACAACCCAAGTCCTATATCGAGACAGGATCGATAGTTTCGGATGCGTCGTACCAAGGTCGATTGGCGGCGGAGAAGATTCGACCGATATCTCCGGAGGGTCCGAGTCTGGGATACACGGCGGAGGAAGCAGCTCTAGTATTGCAAGAGCTAACACTACGGTACAGCCAACCCCCAAAGCCGTCGATATATACGTCATCACAACGGCACGCAAACGCGACAGTGCGGACTGGGAAGAGGAAGCTGCGGCCTTCGCGATATCTACGAAGCGGAGTGCGTCCTATTGGCCAACATATTCCGGACAAGGAGCTGGATCGGCTGATGGGGCGAGACAAGCAGGCGTGGGACAGTCTGATGTCTCACGGAATGGATCCACATCCAAGAATCAAAGAACTGATGAGAAGAATGCCGATGCCGTACACACCGGACGAGTTCGAAAAGCATCTGATGGCTCCATGGGCGGAGTGGGATCCGGACAGCAACAAGTCGGAGTTCCCCCCGCACTTGTAGTCGATTCCTGGAACAATATTGTCAACTATACGGAGGTAAAGGATGCTTTCTTCATATTTGATGAGCAGCGTCTTGTTGGTAGCGGAGCTTGGGTTAAGGCCTTCCTCAAGATTGCCAAAGCTAATCAGTGGATCATGCTCTCTGCCACTCCTGGAGACACATGGGTGGACTATATACCAGTATTCGTGGCTAACGGATGGTATAAGAACCGCACGGAATTCCTACGTACCCATGCCGTATACGCCCGCTACGGAAATTTCCCAAAGATCGATCGGTTTGTGGAAGTCAACCGACTTGTCAAGTATCGTAACCGAATACTGGTGGAAATGCCGTATGCGCGCGCAACTAAGCGTGTCATTAGACAAATCCTTGTCGGACATGACGAAGCCCTATTTCGTCGTGTCTGGATAGATCGTTGGCATATCTATGAGGATCGTCCACTGAAGGATGTCGGTGAGATGTTCATTGTTGGACGTAAGCTGGTAAACTCGGATCCCTCGAGACTGGGTGCTCTCATGCAACTACTTGAAGAGCACCCCAAGCTTATCGTGTTCTACAACTTCGACTATGAGCTCTTCGCCCTCAGGACGCTCTCTGAGACGCTAGGATATTTGACTAAGGAGTGGAATGGTCACAGGCATGAACCCGTCCCAGAAGGCGGCAAGTGGCTATACCTGGCACAATATACTGCTGCTTCCGAAGCCTGGAACTGCATTACAACTGATGCCATGGCGTTTTACTCTCTCAATTACAGCTGGAAAATCTATGAGCAGTCGCAAGGTCGTATCGATCGGTTGAACACGCCGTTCACCAATCTATATTACTACGTGTTTAGATCAGCTGCCAGAATCGACCAGCTCATTGAGAAAGCATTGGCGCAGAAAAAAACGTTCAACGAGAAGGAGGTTAAGTGGTGAAGATTGGAGACAATTACCATACGTTTAGTCCATGGCCTGAAAGGACTAACAACGAAGTCGACAACCGACAGTTCTGCATGTATTGCGGTCAGAGAAAAAACAGCGAATTGCATCTGTTGGCTGGTGTTAGTTCCGACTATCACACGTTTAAGCCAGGTTCTTATAACGAACGTCTCTGTATACGTTGTGGCCGAGAAAGGTATACAGAACTGCATGAAATATACAACACTATCAGGGATGGTCTTGAAGTCATGAGCCGTGAAGATGGATTCCACATGTTCCGACGCTGGCCGGCTGACGAAGCCGAGCGGCGTGATAAATGCATGATGTGTGGTCTGGGGTTTAAGACTGGGTCGCACTACGACTCTAGCGGTCTTATGCAGGATTATATTGATAGGGAGAGTCTGCCTATCACCCCTCTGACTTCTGCAGATATTCGTAGCGTAATTCACGAACAAGAACCTAAGAAAAAAAGGACCATCACGTTGTCGACGAGTCGTTATTTGCTCTTGTTGCTCTTTAACGGTGTCGTGTCGGCGATCGTTGCGCTGATTGTGAGGCCTTGGTTTGGGTAAACACTGGCGGTACAAGGATCCATATTACGATCCTCGCGAAGAGATCCTCATGATTGATGCTGGAGATCCGGAGGAGACGTATCAGGTGCTTAGGCAGGCCGTTGCTGGTGCATATTATCCCAAAGATCGAGAAGTTTTGAAGTTCCTGATGGACCAGATTAAGGAGAAAAAGTAATGGCGAAGTTTAGTAAGCCTGGAGACGACGCGACTCATGAGTTCGTCTTCGGTAGCAGTGGAGCCTACGGATCCGTGTGTCAGCTCTGTGGGCTCCCTGAGCAGCACGCGGTGCATGGTGTAGATATTGCTGGGAGTACCTGGTCGAAGTCTGAAGATTCGCTGTCTTACGAAGAGCGTATTTCTAAAGATGCTAAAAACAAAGCACAAAAAGAGAGCCGATTCGCTATGAGATTCTCGGTGTTTTCGCTTATTCTATCTAGTGTTGCTGTCGTGTACAATGTGCTTGATGGGTGGTTGTTTTAATGGCTGGTAGTTACGCATACGAACCGCATATCTGGGAGCGTAGTGAGGAGTTCCCCAGTAGCTCCCGTTGTAATGTCTGTGGTCACGATGTCAGCAGTGTGGCACACCAGGAGGGTCTGGCAGATGCGGTCAGAAAACTAGTTGATATATCAGGCGTAGTTAAGGATACTAAAGATGGCACAACTTCAGATTGAGGATCCTAAGTCCCTTAGAGAAATTCTCTGTAGGGCTCAGAGTGCCGAAGGTGAACGGATCCGTAAGGGTCTGGTTATTCCATTCGACGACACTAAGACAGACGTGGCTATCCTGCAGCGTTTGATTGACCAGATTGATATCCTTAGGCCTCTGGGTCCCAATGGTAAACATGGAAGACGACACACCGATGAATGTGGATGTGAGGATAAGTAATGAGTCATATTATCAGTAAGCTGTTGTGGGTAGTCGTACGAGGCGTTGTGAAGGCTGTTATCTTCGTAGCTAAGCTCGTGGTTGGTAAGAAGAGGGATCGGTACTGATGAGAATTATTGAAACGCCTGACTCTAATGAGCTTGCTCTCTTTGTCTCTGGCGAAGAATATGGCACGCTCTTGCTGGCTCTAGAGCACCTGAAGGAACGGATCATATCTTTGGAGCTGATGGGTACTGACATGTCTGAGCTCAAAAATCAGGCAGAACCTATGAGAGCCTTGATGACGGATAAATTGGTTTCTGGGTTGGCTAAGGAGGCGGCTGAACGTGCAAGCAAAACCGACGGGTAATAATAGACGAGTTTCTCTGGTTGTTACTCAGGAGGAGCTTGCTATCCTAAGAGATGGTCTTGGCGAGATTCTAGACTACTTGGCATCAGCGGACAACATATTTGATAAGACCGACCCAAAGCAAATTGAGCGTATGCAGGATGTGCTTGACAGTGTTAGAGAGTAATAAACCCATACTAACTGAGGTGCGCGTTGCTGATCTCGTGGATCTATATCGTCCAGGTTCACGAGACTGGGGTTGGATGGAGGAATGCCTCGACCTATTTAGTAGGGACAAGGCGAAGACCTTCAGGATCCTAGAGCGTGTGCTCAACGAGGGTATTGGTTTCGCTGACGATATTCAGCCGATCCTCCTAGGTAACGATGGACGTATCTGGGATGGGCATCATCGTATTTGCATCGCAATAGAACTCGGCATAGAGAGAGTAATGGTGGAGATGTGAGTAAAGAGCTATATCCTACAGAATTCGATAAGATGACGGTGATCATTGAATCGAAAGGTATGAAGATCACACATGAGTTCCCTGTGATTAGAAACCTCGAGATCGAGATCCACGAATCGGAACCTGAGCTAAGTCTCACTGGTGACTATATCCATGTACTACCTATTGTTGAGTCTATCGACATTGCGTTCAAACCGTTGCAGAACCGTGACGGTGTTATGATTCTCACCAAGAAAGAAGTTATCAATGAATAAACTGCAGGCATTGCTGATTCAGACCATTGCAGAGGTGGATGCAAATATCGATAGGCTGAAAAGGTTTAAGGCTAAAAAGTATAAGGTCATTCTACACAAGCTTAAAGACGACCGTGGTATGCTATCTGATTTGCTGTTTGGTACGGTTGTTTGCTCGACATGTGGACGTGGTGGTGATCAGTATTGTGTAGTCCTTGATGAGCATGGTGAAGTCAAACGCTTTATCCCTGATCTCGAGAAGATGCACAAGCCGCGTATTAGGAATCTTGAGGAGTTGGGGTTCGACATCTATGGGGCTGAAAAATGAGGAGTCATGTTAAAGCTCCGGTAGAAGCGTCGGTCACGATCACTCTAGACAAATTCGAGTTGAACCTCTTGAATAAACTGATTGATTGTGGTATGCCCGTGTTTAAAGAGGCGATGGATCTTCTACCTGACGTCACTAATGAAAACAAGACATATATGCGTAGACAAGCTAATCTGCTAAGCAAAGAGCTTTTTGATCTGAGTGATGATGAACGGTTGAAAAATGACAACTATTGAACTGGGTGATGCTGAGCGGGCTAGGCGTCTGCTGCATGTTGTCTTCGAATATGTGGGCAACACTGGTAGTCGTACTCTAGATGAGTGTGAGGAGCTCGTCAAAGAGATCACTGACCAGCTGGACGAGGTATATCCTCAGTTCACTCCCTGCCCCGTGTGTGGTGCTATCGGTGGTGAAGCCTGCAACCCTCAGTGGGATATGGGTGAGACTGATGGTGTCTGGCACGACCAGAGGGTTGACCTGCAGTCGACCATGACTCATATTGATGCGCCTCCGCTAGACATCGATTGCCCTGTGTGCTGGGCTGGTCCTAAGGAGCCGTGCATCCGAGGATATGGTGGTTCAGCTATCTGGGATCAACACCGACGTCTGGGTCGTAACCACGATGATCGGATCCGTGAGTATCGGAAGAGGGTGGTTGAGAGTGCCTGACTGGGATCACAATTGGGTTCGAAAGAAAGACGGCAGCGGAGCATGTGACATCTGTGGTCATACTATTGATGCACCGGTACATGGTATATTCACAAAAGTTCCTGATGCAGGCGGCAGGGATCATCTGTCCTTCGCTATGGTTTGTCTTCTAGTGTTTGTGGTCTTCAATGCTCTTATTGACACAGGTGTGGTGCATCTATGAGTAGAGAGATCTGGCATCCGCTTCCTGGGTTCCAGGGTTATTCTGTCAGCTCACGTGGATGGGTCACGGATCCGTCAGGTGAGCTGGTGCAGCCTTGGGACAAGGGTAAAGGGATCCTGTGGATTGCTATCAAGTCCGAGGAGACCTCATATCGCGGACCTGTATGGAAACTGATCATGTATGCCTTCTTCGAGGGTGACTATCGCGATGTCACTGTCGACTATAAGGATGGTGATTCGTACAATCTGGCATTGGAGAACCTGCTATTCAGTGTATATATTCGCAATGTTAAGGCGGAGTGCTGGTTGAAACCAGTGGCTGCTGGCAACAACTATTGGCGGTTTGACCGTCGTCGATACGAAAAAAAGTAGTCGGTTTTGGGTTCCGATGTCCACAAACAAGTTCGAGCGTTGTAATTCGTGCGTGGACATCGGAAAATCCCAAATGTCGAAAATTGACGTTTGTGGACGCAAAAAGGGCTGTTTTGGACGTTTGTGGACGCGTTTTGTGGCCAAAAACCCACTTTTATCTATAACTTCTATACGCGAAAAAATAATAGAGGTATATGTCTATTACAAAAAGTTGAATAGAAGTTGGTAAAATAAGTGGGTTTTTGGCCACGAGGCCGTTCGCAAGATTTACATCGATTTAAAAAAATTCTCCGCCTTTTGATGTCCACGCACGAATTACGCATATTGTAATAGAAGGAGTAGAATACCTCTGCTCTACAACGACTTATATTTTTGCTTGAGGTGGTGACAATGCTAGAGAGTCAGTTCCAAGCTGAACTAATCAAGGATATTGAGTTCCTCTTCCCCGGCTGTGTCATCCTCAAGAACGACTCAGGATATCGACAAGGCTTCCCCGACCTCACAGTTCTCTGGCATGAGCGCTGGGCGGTCCTGGAATGTAAGCGATCTGCTCGGGCGCCATATCAGCCAAACCAGGAATGGTATCTGGACAAGCTGGCAGCTCTATCGTTTGCTACAACGGTATATCCTGAGAACAAGAAAGATGTGTTGACGTTCTTGAAAGAGTTCTTCGACGGTCGATAGGCAACTGACAGTATAGACGTTACGTGATGGTAGTCTATATTTGTCTTCATTAAAAGGAGAACCATGTTCTGGAAGAACCACGCCGACATCGAGGGTCGGCACGCTACACTTAGTGCCAGCAAATATCACTGGATCAGGTACAACGACGACAAGATCGTCGACACGTACATGACTCGTCTCGACGCCATGAAGGGCACGCAGCTCCACGAGCTCGCTAAGCACCTCATTGAGATGAAGGTCAAGCTTCCTGACACGACCGCCACACTCAACCAATATGTGAACGACTGCATTGGTCTTCGCCTTTCACCTGAGGTCATGTTGGTTGCGTCGGCAAATGCCTTCGGTACAGCTGATGCTATTGGTTACCGTAAGATCCCTGGACAGAACCGATACAAGCTCATCATCGCCGACCTCAAGACGGGTGTCCACGAGGCCTCGTTTGATCAGCTTCTTATTTACGTTGTGTTCTTCTGCATTGAATACAAGGTTGACATCATGACTATTGATGTTGAGCTCCGTATTTACCAGAATGATGAAGTCCGAATCTTCGAACCGCAACTGGATGATATTATCCCCATCCGTGAGCGACTGCTAAGCGCCGATGCGATCATCGACCGTATGCGTGCTGAAGCTTTCGCGTGATTACCATATTTGAACGGAGGGAATGCTGCTAATGAGTGAAGATATCTACAGCGTTGAAGTAGACGATGACTTTGAGGGTGCTCTGCAGCACATTGGAATCCTTCACAAGAGTGGAAGATATCCTTGGGGCTCGGGCGAAAACCCCAACCAGCGTAACAAGCAGTTCCTGGACTATGTGGCCGGTCTTCAGGCTAAAGGTCTCAGCGAGCAGAAGATCGCCGAAGGTATGGGTATTTCTACGACCCAACTTCGTGCTGCTAAGGCTATCGCTAAAAATGAGCAGAAGCAGTCACAGATCAACACTGCACGTAAGCTCAAAGAAAAAGGCATGTCTAATGTCGCCATCGGTGCACAGATGGGCGTTAACGAATCTAATGTTCGTGCCCTTCTAGATCCTACGACTCAGGCAAAGGCCGACAACCTTATTGACACAGCCAATGTGTTGAAGGATGAGGTTGGCGAGAAGCGCTTCCTTGATATTGGTACTGGTACTCAGTACGGTGATCGTCTCGGTGGTGTTAGTGCTACCAAGATGAACACGGCAGTGGCTATGCTGGAAGAAGAAGGATATCAGGTCATGTACCTGAAGGTCCAGCAGGTCGGTACCGGCGAATATACTCGTCTGAAGGTTCTCGCTCCGCCGGACGCAACCTTCAAAGAACTGGTTGACAACAAGGACAAGATCCGTTCCATTCAGACATATTCTGAGGATCGTGGTCACACCGCTCTTGGGCTTGAAACTCCCCGCAATGTGTCTTCGAAGCGCATTGAAGTGAGATATGCCGAAGACGGTGGCGCTGACATGGACGGTGTTATTCAGGTCCGTCGTGGCGTGGATGATATTTCCTTGGGCACTAAGCAGTATGCTCAAGTTCGTGTTGCCGTTGATGGTACGCACTACCTCAAGGGTATGGCAATGTACACGGATGATCTGCCTGATGGCGTTGACCTCCGCTTCAACACGAATAAGAGTGACAAGGGCGACAAGCTCAAGGCTATGAAGCCGATGAAGGAAGACGGAGATAACCCCTTCGGATCCATCGTCAGCCAACGACACTATGTTGACAGCAAGGGCAAGACGCAACTCTCCTCGATGAATATCGTCAACGAGGAAGGTGACTGGGACAAGTGGTCTAAGAATATCTCTTCTCAGGTCCTGTCCAAGCAGTCTCCCGCTTTGGCTAAGCAGCAGCTCGAGCTCAAATATGCAATCAAGAAAGCCGAGTACGACGAGATTATGTCTCTGACTAACCCGGCTGTTCGACGCAAGCTTCTCGATTCATTTTCTGATGATCTGGATTCTTCCGCTGTTCACTTGAAAGCAGCAGCTCTGCCTCGTCAGAAGACTCAGGTTATTTTGCCCATCAACGCAATGAAGGACACTGAGATCTACGCACCTCAGTTCCGTGATGGTGAGCGTGTTGCGCTTGTTCGATATCCTCATGGTGGTATCTTTGAGATCCCTGAACTGACGGTAAATAACCGTGTTGCCGCTGCCAAGAAGGTTATGGGAAATGCACAGGATGCTGTCGGTATCAACTCCAAGGTCGCTGGTCGACTTTCTGGTGCTGACTTCGATGGTGACACTGTTCTGGTCATCCCAAATAACAACAAGCAAATTAAGAGTGCTGCTCCCTTGGCTGCTCTTAAGGGCTTCGATCCGCAAGCTGCATATCCTGCCTACCCTGGCATGAAGAAAATGAGTCCTCGCACCAAGCAGTTGAAAATGGGCGACGTCTCTAACCTCATTACGGATATGACTGTCAAGGGTGCACCTCACTCTGAGATCGCTCGAGCTGTCAAGCACTCGATGGTTGTTATTGATGCTGAGAAGCACAACCTCAACTGGAAGCAGTCGGCTATTGATAATAATATAGCCCAGCTCAAGAAGGACTATCAAGGTACCTCTAGGTCAGGTGCTAGTACGCTTATTTCACAGGCCTCTTCGGCTGTCCGTGTGGATGAGCGTAAGGATAGGTCTGCTGCTAATGGTGGTCGTATTGACCCCCGTACTGGACGCAAGATGTATGAGCGTACAGGTGCATCGTATGTATCGGCCACTACAGGCAAGGTGGTACAGAAGTCTACCAAGTCTACTCGTATGGCTGAGGTAGATGATGCACGCAGTCTGATCAAGGGTGTTGGTACACCTATGGAGTTTGTCTATGCTGACCACGCTAACAAGCTCAAGGCCCTAGCTAACGACTCTCGTAAGGCCTACATCAGTACCAAGTCCACACCCTACTCACCTACAGCTAAGCAGACCTATGCTGCTGAGGTAGCCTCCCTCAATAGTAAACTGGCCCTGGCCTTCAGGAACAAGCCCCAGGAACGACAGGCCCAGCTACTTGCTAATGCCACCATCTCCGCTAAGCGCCAGGCTGACCCCAACATGGATGCAGCTGACCTTAAGAAGATCAAGGGTCAAGCACTTACTGAAGCACGTCTTAGAGTGGGTGCTAAGAAGGAACCTGTGGACATCACACCTAACGAATGGAAGGCCATTCAAGCAGGTGCTATTACTAACAACAAGCTAGAAGCAATCCTTGCTAACACTGATGTGGATCTAGTCAAGCAGTTGGCTACTCCCCGTCTTGCTACAGTCATGGTGCCTGCTAAGGTTACAAGAGCTAAGCAGATGCTGGCTTCTGGCTACACCCAGGCAGAGATCTCTGATGCCCTTGGTGTGCCTACATCAACACTCAATGATGCTCTTAGTGAATAGATAGAGAGGAAAGTCTATGAACGAACACATGCTAACTACTACAGACAATCCTTTCAATCCTTTCACACATTGGGATGAATGGTATCAGTATGATGAGCAAGCCGGCTACTGTACTAGTGGTCTGCTTGCTCGGATCACTAAGTCAAGCGATGAACTAAGTGAAGTTGATCAATCACTTGCACTCGAGTATGCGATCGATGAGATAGTAAAAGAAAATGTTTTGGGCATCTACCGAAAAGTTGCTGCTCCAAATTCATAAATCTCAAAAAATATTTAGTAGGGGAGGGGGGTCTATTGAATCCGGCCCCCCTCCCGCATCGCCTGCCTCCCAAAAATAGCCCCGGAGGGATTTTTTGGGCAAACAATCCACTTTTTACCCCTCTGGGCGGTAGGTACAAAGTGGTCTAGAACTACCGGCAAAGCCTACCAAACCCTATTGAAAGGGGAGAACAGATGGAAGTAACTGACTACGCTAACGGAACTGCCCCTCGCTCGGCTCTGATCTACTTCGAGGGCATGTGGCTCTCACCAGATCTGTATCGACGCATCAAGTTTGTCTTCGAGTACGTTCGCAAACGAGGCGGATGGATCACCGGAACCGAGGGTTACCGTTGGTTGGGAGTCCAAGCCGACCGTGCTTGCCGATACTCGTACCAGACTTCGGACAAGACACCCAACCAGTGGTTCCAGAAAGGTCGACAGGCTCGGGGCGAGACTCCGGCAGCCGCCTACCCCGGAACTTCAGAGCACGGCTATGGTCGCTCGACTGACACTAACACAAACATGAAGGCTGTACGTGACGAGGCCTATGCTCTCGTTGGTATGAAGCGTAATGTTGCTAGTGAAGATTGGCACGCTACCATCATCGGCCCTCCGAAGATTGATCTATCTGCATACAGCAGCACCGCTTCTGGTTCTGCCAAACCGTTCCCGAACAATCCTACCGATCCGGTAGTCGAAGAGGAAGAAGACGAAATGCCCATGCGCGAATATTGGCGTCGAGAGGCGACCGGACAGGTTGCTGTGTTCGGCCCCGGCCTCAAGGGTCGACAGGAGAAGGATGGTCCGATTGAAGAGGGACGATTCATCTTCTTCACAGAGCAGGACTACGCAAACCACCGTGCCAAGTTTGTGGTTTACAACCAGGAAGTCGACAAGGCTAACGCGAACGATTCAGCTAACGCTAAGCGCGGTAAGCTCTACGTGCCCCCGGAGAAGCTCACGTCCATCGTGGGTCTCACCGAGGGTGGTTGGGCTGAGAAGTGCGCCGAGTACGGCGTTTAACTTCTGACCACTAGGAGCGCACATGATTCAGGCATCAAATATCAGTGCGCTCGTCGCCGAAGGCTCTGACCCTATCACCGCGTTTCTTACACGGGACTGGGCGGCCTTCGGCGGCTGGTCACTGTTCATCGGACTCTGCCTACTGATCGTAACCGGATCATTCAGGGAGTGGTGGGTTCCAGGTGCACGTTTTCGTCGCATGGAAGAAGCTGCTAACTTGGCCTCAAAAGCCAACGACGTGCTAACCACACAAAACGGCCAGCTTATTACGGCGAACGAGATCACGAAGCACTTCTTCGAAGAGACCGTCCCCAAGAGAGGGGAGCCGAAGCAATGAGCTGGTACAAGAAAAAGCGATCAAACAAGGTCGATCCAGAACACCTCATCCGCAAGGCTGAGGAATCCTTGAAGAAGACTAGCGAGCGTCAATCGCACGTAAACTTCATAAGTTCATGGTTGGTCTGGAGAACTAATGAGAATGGGTTTGGTGGGGACTTCGAATTTACTTTGATTCCCAAGAACCTTGAACCGAGGGAGTCTCAGTGATGGCGGATTGGATTAGCCAATTTAATCCTTATGCATGGGTGCTTTCAAATCTCCTAATCGGATACATTGGAATTGCTCTAGTAATTTTCGTGGTAGGGTATTACCTACTCTTCCAGCCCAATGCCACTACTGGTGGCCGTCTTATCTTCCGGTTTGCTCTTTCGCTAATCGGTGTGATCGGACTTGTGTTTATTAGTGTTTGGATTGATCCTACTCGTGGTCGGATGTGGTATGAGTTCCCCGGAGATGTTCTCTGGTGGAGACCCATTGTTCGTCTGGTTGCGTATGGGTACGTCTCGTACACTATTACATCACTTATTATCCTTCTAGCAATTCGCAAGTTCAGTCCTCACCGAGTGCAGCGTGCACCTGACGAGAACTCGCTTGTGAAAATTCGTAAGCGCTAGAAACGTGTGGGGGTCTCCCTCCGGAGTACCAGGTATCGAAAAACTCAAACGGGTGTCCATCAGCCCATCTCCTTTCAAGAGGCGCCTTGCCAGCGCATTCGATATCTGGTGCTCCTGAAGGAGACCCCCGCCCCAATACATTGTCCAACTAGGAGGTGAGCACTGTAGTGGTAACTAAGAAGCCGAGTCTTGATGGACCTGCTCGTCCTCCGGCCACCACTGTAGAAGCTCGAGAGAATCAGATGATTTCTCTTGCTCACGACCTAGCTGAGAAGCAGATGCGTGAGGGTACTGCTTCTTCACAGGTGATGACACACTTCTTGAAACTCGGTTCCATTCGTGAACAACTAGAGCTCAAGAAAATCGAACAAGACATTGAGTTGTCTAAAGCAAAGATTGCATCTGGCGATTCTCAGCAGGATACCCAGAAACTTCTGGACCAGGCACTTCGAGCCTTCACCACATACAAAGGTGAGGAGACATTCGACGATGCCGAGGACTAGATCATATACTGAGCTCAGAAGGTTTGAAACTTTTGAGGATCGGTTTGAATACCTTAGACTGGATGGTCGAGTCGGTGAAGAGACCTTTGGTTTCGATCGCTATATTAACCAACAGTTCTACCGCTCGAAAGAGTGGCGCACAGCCCGGCGTGATGTGATGGTAAGAGACAACGGACTTGATATGGGCGTGTTCGATCACGAGATCGCCGGCAACATACTTATCCATCACATCATTCCGATGACCGCTGAAGACATCGAAGACGGCAATCCACTTATTCTGGATCCTGACAATCTCATCTCAGTTAGTCACAACACACATAACGCAATCCATTACGGTGATGCATCTCTTCTTCCGCAGCCTTTCGTCGAAAGAGCTCCCGGAGACACACGACCCTGGTAATTCGCCCTGAGGAGGTGCGTATGGCTGACGACAGTATTCTCGATGACATCAAGAAGCTCTTGGGGATGACCCCAGACTATACAGCGTTTGACATCGATATTCAGATCTTTATCAACAGCGCCTTCGGTGTACTGCACTCCATTGGGGCGACTCCTAAAGAGGGGTTCGCTATCAGGGACAGAACCACCAAGTGGTCTGACTACCTTGACGGTAAGACGCACGTTGAGTTTGTGAAGAGTTATATCTATCTGAAGACTCGAGTAGTTTTCGATCCTCCGACTGGATCCGTACTTACAGCTTACCAGGAACAGATCAAAGAACTCGAATTCCGATTGAGTGTTACCGAGTTCGACTTTAATCCTGATGCTCGAGACTTTGCCGTCTCTTCTGGTGGCGATGCAGTGGTCTTTGATTACAAAGACGGTGACCCTCTTCCCAAAGAAATGGAAGAAGGCGATCTTGCTCTGGATCCTGCTACAGGTAATCTTTGGAGGAAGGGTTAATGTCTAAGCATCTTGTTGGCAACATTAAAGGTGACTCTGCTTACCAAGTTGCTGTAAAGAACGGTTTCGTAGGAACTGAACAGGAATGGCTTGATTCGCTAGTGGCTGGCGGAGAAGGTGGAGCTAAACCTCGAGAGGTTACGATCGAACTCCCTGAATCTCTTTGGGTCGTCGCTCACAAGCTGGGCCGACGACCAGTCTCGGTCGTAACTTATGACCACAATGACATTGTCATCTACGGCGACGTCATTAGCACCACTGAACAGATCTCTGTCTCTTTCCCGGAACCCACCCGAGGGATCCTGGCCTTCATCTAAGGATTGAACTATGTCTACCCAGCTTCGCTCCGGCGCCGATGTCAACAACCAGCCTATTACCCGAGTCGCTTCCCCGACTAACCCGACCGATGGTGTCAACAAGGCATACGTCGACGCTCTTGCACAGGGCTACGTTTGGAAGCAGCCTGTTCGCGTTGCTACCACGACGTCGGGCACCCTTGCCACGTCGTTCGCCGCTGGTCAGACCATTGACGGTGTTCAGCTTGTCGCCGGCAACCGGATCCTCATCAAGGATCAGACTGATGGCATTCAAAATGGTATCTATGTCGTTAACGCTTCTGGTGCTCCTACTCGTGCAGATGACGCTGACGCCAATGCTGAGCTTCAGGCAGCTACGGTTACCGTCATGGCTGGTAGCACGAACGCCGACAAGACGTTCAACCAGACCGCTAACGACCCGGTGGTTGGTACCTCGGCTCTTGTCTGGGCGCTGACGGGAACTGGCCAGGCTTACACTAACGGTGATGGTCTCAACCTTTCAGGTACTGCTTTCTCGGTCAAGGCCAAGGCAAGTGGTGGTGTTGTTGTCGACGCTAACGGTGTCTCGATTGACTCGAACTTTGGTTTGCTTGCTAAGCGGTATGCGACAAACGTTCCCGCCTTCACGACCAGCATTGACATTGCCCACAACCTGAATGCCAACGTCAATTCCATCCTGGTCAAGGATCTGTCGACTGGCCAGAAGGTTGACTATGACTACTTCATTGTTGACCTGAACACGGTTCGAATCGTTGCCCAGGGTTCTGTTGCAGCTAACGCGATTCACATTTCTATTGGAGCATAATGGCAACCCCACAACGCGGCTCCCGCGCCTCGGGGCCCAACGATGCACTTGACCTAAGAGACGTAAGCAGCCAAGCTAAAAACTTCATGGCTGCTACTACGCCTTCCGCCGCTAGAGGACTCATCAACGCAGCCGCACCTCCTCCTCTTTTGGCTGCTGGTGTCACAGTTGTACCGATTGATACCCCTGTGGGTCCCGTATACTGGAGAGCTTAAACTATGGCTGAGGCACTATACAAAAATCACCTCACAACCACCAACTCGGGCACAACTCCGATTCCGGTAAATGTCCCTAGTTCCGATGGTCCTGCTGTTGGTGACTGGATGGTTGCCTCAATCCATACAACTGCTTCAAATTCGGAAGCCCATGCCATCACGGCACCCAGCAATTCGGGTTGGGTCCAGGTGTTGGCTCCGTCACTTCTTGGCTCTCGTATCCTATCGGTATTTGCCAAGCGACGAGTAGATGGAGATCCTAACACCTGGACCTTTACTCAAGCCAAAACTGGCGCGGCTTTTGCTGATGTTCAGTGGGGTAGCGGTGGTGTAACTGATATTTCAACGTGGTTGAAGGGAGCCTTTTCTAAGGGCGCTAACCTTACGACACAGACCACACCTGGGGTGTCCGGAGCAGTTGCCGGATCCCTTGCCATATCCATCCAGGCAGAAGCCACAGCGGCTACCGAGTCTGACGTAATGACCGTCGACTCTCCCTTTACTAAGCTATATTGGACAATCATTGCTGGGTCTAACCCCATCAACTCGTTCCTTATTGCGCACCGTAAACTCACTGCTGATGGTTCTACTGGAGACGCCGTATCTCGAGGTTGGCCTAACCAAACGGGTAACCGTGGATCCTTCATGCTGGTTATTCCGCCGGCAGTCGATGCTACTCCTACTCGACTTGCTTTGAAGATCAGCGACGGTCAAGGTAACATTATTGACGGCAAGGTTTCTTGGTGGGATGGTTCGCAGGAAATTCAGCTGGCTAAGGTCACTGCTGTATATCCTGGATCTCTAGTTCCAGATCTCGTTAGTATGACTCGTGTTTGGACCATGGCGCACCGAGGCGGGTCAAAGGATTACCAGGAACACAGCGAGCGTGGGTATCTTGAATCCGCTATCTGTCACGTCGATGTCATGGAGATGTCTCTGGTCCGTTCTAAAGACGGTACCTTCTGGGGCGCCCATGACAATACAGCAAACCGAACAAGTTCTTCTGTTGGTCCATCTGCGGCAAACGGCGGTACTGACTGGTTCTTTAGCGATCATACAGATGCTGAGATTGAAGCGCTTATTCAAGACCTTCCCAGTCGTGGAGATTCTAGATTCAACACTGCTAAATACTACCGACTAACCGATCTGGTCAATCGGTGGTCGGGTACGCACACTCTCATGCTAGACCCGAAGTATATTTCTACAGCTGGTCGAGTAGATCTTTATAACTACATCAAGACCATTCCCGATTACAAGAACCGTATCATGGGAAAGTTCTATGGTACCGGTATTGCAATTGCGAATGAATTCCATGCAATTGGTTGCTTGGTTTGGGGATATTTCTACACTGCTGACGTGAACAATGGGGATGCAGCTAAATACGCTAGCTATTGGGACTTCCTGGGACTCGAGTACACCGCTTCATCTAGTACATGGGCAACTATGATGAGTATTGCTGATACTAAGAAGGTACTCGGACATATTGTTCCTACTGCAGTAGCAGCTCAGACCGCTGTTGGTTATGGTGCCAAAGCCTTGCAAGTATCCGGCGTCATTGACGTGTCCACCGTATATTAACGAGAGAGGAGTAACATGAGTCAAGAAACAGAAAACTATCTCGCGCACTACGGTGTTAAGGGCATGAAGTGGGGCAAGAGGAAATCTAGTTCTACCAAACAGATTTCTTTGTCGAGGGATCCCACACACCCTGATGCGTCGACTGCAAAAGATTTGAAGTTCAAAGCTAAGCGTAGTGGTACAGATGCTCTTAGTAACTCCGAGCTTCAGACTGCTATTACTCGAATGAACCTAGAGCAGCAATATTCTAAGCTCAGCCCCAATACTAAGTATCGCGGGCAAAAAATTGCTGAAGACGTTCTAGGCAAGACGGGTAAGCAACTTGCTAGCGAATACGCCAAGCAGGGTGCCAAACTTGCCGTAGAGGCATCGTTCAACGCAGTTCTTGGAGCGATTAAGAAGTAGAAGGGAGGGTTAGCAATGTCGTTGTCGAATAAAGCAACACCTAAGTATTACGGATTGTTTCGCGACGCTGTGATGCGGGATGAAATTTATGTCAATCGAGAAGTTGGCATGGAGATGCTTCGAATCGATGATCTCATTGCTAACCCCAACTTCTATTACGACGACAAAGCCGTAGATGGATTCATCGCCTATTGCGAAAACGAACTAACACTTACTGACGGTTCTGATCTCAACCTTCTTGACACATTCAAGATCTGGGCAGAACAACTGTTTGGTTGGTATTACTTTGTCGATCGTCAGGTCTACGTGCCTCACGCAGACAATCACGGTGGCTCCTACGTGATGAAGACGATCAAGAAGCGTTTGATACAAAAGCAGTATCTGATTGTTGCTCGTGGTGCTGCTAAGTCCATGTACGCAGAGTGCATTCAGATGTACTTCTTGAACATCGACACCGCCACTACCCACCAGATCACTACCGCTCCTACCATGAAGCAGGCAGAAGAGGTCATGAGTCCCGCTCGGACTGCTATTACTCGATCTCGTGGTCCACTCTTTAAGTTCCTCACCGACGGTTCTATGCAGAACACCAGCGGTTCCCGCATCAACCGAGTGAAACTAGCGTCTACCAAGAAGGGTGTCGAGAACTTCCTGACAGGATCCATTCTCGAAGTCCGACCTATGTCGATCAACAAACTCCAGGGTCTCAGACCTAAGGTGTCAACGATCGACGAGTGGCTTTCCGGAGACATCCGCGAAGACGTCATTGGTGCTATTGAACAGGGAGCATCTAAGCTAGACGACTATGTCATCGTAGCTATGAGTTCCGAGGGTACTGTCCGTAACGGTAGTGGTGACACTATCAAAATGGAACTACTAGACATCCTAAAGGGTGACTACTACAACCCTCACGTCTCGATTTGGTACTACAAGCTCGACGATATTTCTGAAGTCGACAACCCCGCTATGTGGGTTAAGGCTCAACCGAACATCGGAAAGACCGTACCTTACGAGGTGTATCACCAAGAGGTTGAACGAGCTGAGAAAGCCCCGGCCTCACGTAACGATATCTTGGCCAAGCGCTTTGGTATCCCGATGGAGGGTTACACCTACTTCTTCACTTATGAAGAAACCATCAAGTTCAATAAGTTCAATGAGTTCTGGCAGATGCCTTGTGCCATGGGTGCTGACCTCTCACAGGGTGATGACTTCTGTGCGTTCACGTTCTTGTTCCCGCTGGCCAACGGCACCTTCGGCGTCAAGACCCGCAGCTATATTTCTTCACTGACTTTGCAGAAGCTCCCCGGAGCCATGCGCATCAAGTACGATCAATTCATCAATGAGGGTAGCCTCGTTGTGATCGAATGTACTGTCCTAGACATGATGACAGTTTATGAAGATCTAGAGGAATACATTACTAAGCAAGAGTGGGAAGTTGCAGCCTTTGGTTACGACCCCTACAACGCTACCGAATTCGTCAAACGCTGGGAAGCGGAGAACAATCCTAACGGGATTGTCAAGGTTATTCAGGGCGTCAAGACTGAATCGGTTCCTTTGGGTGAACTCAAGATTCTGAGTGAGCAGCGAATGCTTATCTTCGATCAGGAGCTCATGACGTTTGCTATGGGTAATGCTGTTACTCTGGAAGACACTAACGGTAACCGCAAGCTGCTTAAGAAGCGGCACGCTGAAAAGATTGACAACGTATCGGCTCTCATGGATGCCTGGATCGCATACAAAGCCAATAAGGAGGAATTTGAGTGAGTGAAGTAGATGAGTTTCTAGCTCACTATGGCGTTAAAGGTATGCGATGGGGAAAGACATCCTCGCGTCCGGCTGGTACTTCGCGTAGAACCGAGAGAGACGCCGGTAAAGACGCTAAAGAGTTTGCTCGCGCTAAAATGTACTATGGTGAGGGCGCAGGAGTCAGACGTCGCCTCATCAATGGCACTGTTCAGTCTAAGTCTAAAGATGCTGCTTACAAAGAGTCGTTTGAACGACAGCTGAATGGTCAGGATATGGCTAAGCGAGCTTCAGAAGCTCGAGGTAAACGCAAGCGTACTGATACCGTAAAGGGTGCCCAGAAAACTACTAGGGGTGTTGTCAACGTTCTTAAAGGTAATATGCGTAACGCTTCGGCCGCAAGTATTGTTCTTCTTGGTGCTGCTGGTGCCGCTCACAATGCGGGTGTTGATAAAGCACTCCTAGAATATGGTAAGCGCACCATCAAAGACATTGCTAACGATCCGAGAACCGCTAACATTAGAAACCTTTGGGGTTGACATGACTGATAGTGTTGATGATTTCCTTGAGCACTTCGGTGTCAAGGGCATGAAGTGGGGCAAGCGTTCCGCGCGCTCTGACAGTGGTGGCGACTCTGGAGGTTCTAGCGGTTCTGGAGGCTCTACTAAACCCTCAAGAGCCGAAAAGAAGCTTGCTAAAGCTGACGCTAAATGGGAAAAGAAGATGACTAGCGGTTATCCTTATGCCATTTTCAACAGTGGCGCCCGAAAGATCAACGCAAAACTCGGGGCCTATAACGACCAGCCCGAGTTTAAGGGTAAAGATCTTAACGCTCCAAAAAACAAAGCCATTGCAACCAAGTATTACAAAGGGTATTCTAAACTCGCTACTGATAGTTGGAATGAGGCAGCTGCTGAGATGGGCGTTAGTCCCTCGGGCAAGAAAAAGGTTGTTGCGCTCGACTACAATGTCGAAACTGACGGAATGCCTGACTGGACGATTAGGGATCTCTAATGGCTGATTTCAAATTTAAAGTAGAATACGATTCTAACGGCCAGATCATTTCTATGGACGTGGAAGAAACCGAAGCGGCTCATAGCCAAACTAACGAAGGAGCCGAAATGGCTAATGATGTGGCAGTTGATGATTTCCTTGAGCACTTTGGTGTGAAGGGCATGAAGTGGGGCAAGCGTTCCGCGCGCTCTGACAGTGGTGGGGGCTCGAATCTGGGGGCTAACCGACGTGCCGCTGGTGGGGCTATCAAGAACACGAAGGCCGCCAATAAGGCTGATCTTCGTGCAAAAAACAAAGAGGCGCGTAAGTCCGACCGCGATGCCTACAACAAGAACATCGAAGACGCACGTAACCGTCTCCCGAAGGACGCTGAGGCGTACCAGAAGGCTCGCCAGCAGTACAAGATTGACAAGCAGACTCAGGGTAAGGTGGCTGCAAAGCGCGCTCTGCGGGCCGCCTCTGACAAGTACAGCGACACCTGGGACACGGCCACGTCTTCTACCACTAAGGAAGCTACTCAGGCTCTGGTTGCATCAGCTGTTCTCTTCGGTGTCGCTGGAGCTCTTACTGCCGCAACGGGTCGCTAGCCTCTAACTTCTAATACAGAAAGGAGGTGACCATGGCGGATAACATACGTGATAGACTTGCCCACGCTTGGAACGCGTTTACGCGTCCTGAAGAGGATCGTCTTTCTCCATTTAATGTAGGGCCTCAGGTAGGTATGTCTTATGGACAGCGACCTGATAAAGTTCGACTTAACATGGGCAATGACAGGTCGTTCACTAACTCGATCTACACTCGCATTGCTATTGACGCGGCCGCCATTGATGTGGTTCATGCTCGTCTGGATGAGAACAACCAGTTTCTCGAGCCGGTCTCTAGTGGTCTGAATAATTGCTTGAGCGTTGAGGCTAATATCGATCAAGGTGCTCGTGCCTTTATGCAGGACGTCGTAATGACGTTGTTGGATAAGGGCGCTATCGCTATTGTTCCGGTTGATACTTCCGAGAACCCTAACATCTACACAGGGTACGATATTCGTACCTTGCGAGTTGCTGAGGTGATCGGTTGGTATCCGCGGCACGTCCGAGTTAATGTTTACAATGATCGCACTGGGCTTCATCAGGAAATGGTGATGTCGAAGTCGGCGGTTGCTATTGTCGAAAACCCTCTATCGTCTGTCATGAACGAGCCTAACTCGACTTTGTCGCGTCTCACTCGTAAACTGCAGATGCTGGATGCTATTGACGAACAGACCAGTTCGGGTAAGTTGGACCTTATCGTTCAGCTGCCGTATACAGTTCGTACCGACACCAAACGAGAACAAGCAAACGCTCGTCGTAAAGACATCGAGATGCAGCTCAAGGGGTCTAAGTACGGCATTGCATACGTGGACGGCAACGAGAAGATCACACAGCTCAACCGTCCCGCCGAGAACAACATGTTGGCACAGGTCGAGTATCTGACCAACATGCTCTATGGTCAGCTGGGCATTACTAAAGAAGTCTTTGAGGGCTCTGCCTCCGAAGAAGTCATGCTCAACTACTACAACCGCACCATTGAACCCATCATGACCGCGGTCACGCAAGCTATGACTCGTACGTTCCTTACGAAGACAGCTCGCACCCAGCTTCAGACCATCAAGTTCTTCAGGGATCCGTTCAGTCTGGTTCCTGTTGGCTCTATGGCCGAGATTGCTGACAAATTTACCCGAAACGAGATCCTCTCTTCCAACGAGGTTCGTGGCATCATTGGCTTCCGTCCTTCTAAGGATCCGAAGGCCAACGAACTGCGTAACTCGAACATGCCGATCGCCAAAACAGCTGCAGGTCAAGAAGCCTTGCCGCCGGTCGATGTGGGTGAGCTGGATGCCGTCACAGATCGAGCCAGGTCTGCTGATGGTTGACGCAGTTAAGACTACTCGGACCTCGGTCCGCAAGGAACAGAAAGGAATACTTCAAAATGGCACCCAAGCCTGACTTTAGCGGTTACGCTTCAAAGAATGGTATCAAGTGCTCCGATGGTCGGACAATTATGTCGGGTGCTTTCCAGCACCAGGACAAGCAGCGTGTCCCTCTCGTCTGGCAGCACCAGCACAATGGTCCTGAGAACGTTCTCGGTCACGCAATTCTGGAGCACCGTGAAGATGGCGTTTACGCCTACGGCTTCTTCAATGACACCGAGAAGGGTCGGGACTCTAAGCAGCTCGTCCAGCACGGCGACGTGGAGGCTCTGTCCATCTACGCTAACCAGCTGGTCCACAGCGGAGTTACTGGTAAGGACGTTACTCACGGTATGATTCGTGAGGTCAGTCTCGTTCTTGCTGGTGCTAACCCTGGCGCCACCATCGATAACGTCAACATGATGCACGGTGATGGTACCATGACGCCGATTGAAGAGGAAGCTATTATCTTCAACGACGACACGCACTCGATTACTCCCGGCGAGGAGGTAGTCGAGGACGAGCAGGCCTCTATCGCTCATACCGATGGTGATGAGGAAAAGAGTATCGCCGACGTCTTCGCCACTTTCACCGAAGAGCAGTCTGCTGTGGTTCGCCACATGCTTACTGAGGCCCTGGGCCACTCGGATGAAGAAGGGGATGACGAACTGAGTATCGCCGACGTACTTGATACGCTCGATGACACTCAAGCAGCTGTTGTCCGTCACATGCTTTCTGAGGCCCTTGGGGACGAAGATGACGATGATGACGAAGACGACGATGAAGAAGACTCCGACATTTCTCACGCAGAAGGAACTAACATGGCCGATAAGACCGCCGAAGATGTATTCGACAGCTTCACCGAAGAGCAGAAAGCGCTGGTCTACTTCATGATCGGCGAAGCCACCAACGGCACCACCCTTGCTCAGGGTGACAACAACTCCGACACTCTCGCACACCAGGAAGGTACCGACATGGGCCGCAACATTTTTGACACTGCCGGTAACGGTGGTTCGACCACGGCACAGCACACGCTGAGCCACTCCGAGGTTTCCACGATCGTCAAGGACGGTCCGAAGTTCGGCCTCCTGTCCGAGTCCGTGCTGGCTCACGCTGGTGAGTATGGTATCGACAACATCGATGTCCTGTTCCCGGATGCTCAGAACCTGGCGAACTCGCCTGAGATCATCGGTCGTCGTACCGAGTGGGTCAAGGACGTCCTGGGCGCCACCCGCAAGGCTCCCTTCTCGCGAATCAAGTCGACTGCTGTTGACATCACGGCCGAAGAGGCTCGCGCCAAGGGTTACGTCAAGGGCACCCTCAAGAAGGACGAGGTGATCAAGCTCCTGAAGCGTGTCACCACGGCCAAGACCATCTACAAGAAGCAGAAGCTCGACCGGGACGACATCCTGGAGATCACCTCGCTGGACATCGTTGCTTGGCTCAAGGCCGAGATGCGCGTCATGCTCGACGAGGAACTTGCTCGTGCCATCCTGATCGGTGACGGTCGTGACGCGGATGACGACGACAAGATCGACGAGGACCACATCCGTCCGATCGCCTACGACAACGAGATGTACGCTCACCAGGTCAACCTGACCTCGGAGCTGGCTCCCAAGGAGATCATCACCGCTGTCCTCCGTGCCCGTACGTACTACAAGGGTACCGGTACCCCCACGTTCTACACCACGGACAAGACGCTGACCGACCTCATCCTCCTCGAGGACAAGATGGGCCGTCGTCTGTACGAGACCGAGGCTGCTCTGGCTTCGGCTCTGCGTGTTGCCAAGATCGTGACCGTCGAGGTCATGGACGACGCTCCCGACATCCTTGGTATCGTGGTCAACCTGACCGACTACACCATCGGTACGGACCGCGGTGGCGATGTCACGATGTTCAGCGACTTCGACATCGACTTCAACCAGGAGAAGTACCTGATCGAGACCCGTGTCTCGGGTGCCCTGACCAAGCCCAAGTCGGCTGTCGTCATCAAGCGCTCGCTCGGCACCGTGGTGACCCCGCCGCAGCCGTCCTACAACAGCTCGACCCACGTGCTGACGATCCCGGACGTTGACGGTGTCATCTACTCGATCGATGGTGTTGACGTGCAGGACGGTAACCGTACCATTGCTGAGGACACGACCGTTGAGGCTCGCGCCGCCAAGGGTTACTCGTTCCCGGCGAACACGGTTAACAACTGGGACTACATCTACACCGCGTAGTCTTCAAAATGGCACGATTCTTCGGTAAGGTCGGCTATTCGCATTCTGTGAGAACCAAGCCCGGAGTAACTGAGGACGTCATCGTTGAGAAAGAATACTTCGGTGACGTCCTCAAAAATATCCGCAGGCTTGAGGGTGAGAGACCTATTAGCGATCTCGCTGTTTCTAACTCAATCAGTATTGTTGCTGACGCCTTTGCCAACGAACACTTCGCTGCCATTCAGTACGTCGAATGGATGGGGACGCTCTGGACGGTTACAACTGTCGATGTAGAGCGTCCCCGTCTTATTCTGCGTTTGGGGGAGGTGTACAATGGACCGAAGGCTTGAACTTCAGACACTCCTTGAGGTTATTCTAGGCTCAGACGAAGTCCACTTCCAACAGCCTAGCAATACGCAGATGAAGTACCCCGCCATCATTTACAACATTGATGAGCTCTCTACCCAACACGCAGACAACGCGCCATATCTTCAGACTTGGCGTTGGGAAATCACGGTAATCGATAGGGATCCGGACAGTCCGGTTCATCACGCGATCTCCAAATTGCCTAGGTGCTCCTTTGGACGCGCGTTTAGAGCAGATAAACTGAACCACTTCGTTTACAATCTTTACTTCTAAAGGAGTATATAATGGTAGCACTCATTTGGGATGCCACCGGTCAGCGCCGTTACGAAACCGGCGTTAACAAGGGTGTCCTTTACCAGCGCGATAGTGCCGGCAACTACGTCAATGGCGTGGCCTGGAATGGTCTCGTCTCGATTAGCGAAAGCCCCTCGGGTGCCGAAGCTACTCCGATGTACGCCGACAACATCAAGTACCTCAACCTCATCTCGGCGGAGGAGTTCGGTGCAACCATCGAAGCCTTCACCTACCCCGATGAGTTTGCGGCCAACGACGGTACCAAGGAGATCGCTCCTGGTATCACTGTCGGTCAGCAGAACCGTCTGACGTTTGGTCTTTCGTACCGCACGCTCGTTGGTGATGACGTTCTTGGTACCGACAAGGGTTACAAGATCCACCTTATCTATGGGGCACTTGCTGCTCCCACGGAGAAGGCGTTCGGTACCGTCAACGAGTCGCCTGAGGCGATCACCTTCAGCTGGGAGCTCACGACCACCGCGGTCGACGTTCCTGGTAGCAAGCCGTCGGCTACGATCACCATCGACTCGACCAAGGTCCCGGCAGCCAAGCTTGCTGAGATCGAGGCCATCCTCTACGGTAGCGGCGCTACGGACCCCCGTCTGCCCCTCCCCGCCGAGATTGCCTCCATCATGTCGGGTACCAACACGGCCGTCACTGCGGCGGCTCCGTCGTACAACGCCACGACCAAGGTCATCACGATCCCCACGGTCACCGGTGTTCAGTACCGCATCGATGGCAAGGCCGTCAGCGGAACCGTTACGATCACGAAGGACACCGTTGTCACCGCGGTTGCGACGCAGGGCTACAAGCTCTCGGCCAGCTCGGACGACGACTGGGTCTACACCTTCGCGTAAACCAGCAATTAGGAAAGGAGATCAGGGAATGCTCAGACTTGAAGTTGAAACACAAGAACTGTGGAATGCGGAGATCAACCAATTCATTCCTCCAGTTAAGTTTGTGCTTGAGCTAGAGCATTCCCTGGTCTCCATTTCAAAATGGGAGGAAACTTGGGAGATTCCCTTCCTGGGTAATGCCGAAAAGACTAACGTTCAGGTCCTCGATTACGTTCGCTGCATGACCCTGAACAAAGACGTCGATCCCGCCGTCTATCACCTACTTTCCGCTTCGGATCTTGACGACATCAACCGGTACATCAACGCTAAGCGTTCGGCGACTTGGTTTGGTGCTACGCCGGATAAACCCGGTCGCAACGAGATCATTACATCTGAAGTTGTATATTACTGGCTTGTCACGGGTCAGATTGACTTCCAAGTGCAGTATTGGCACTTTAGTCGTTTGATGACCTTGATCAAGGTTATCGGCGACAAACAGAACACGGGTAAGGCCAAGTCCAAAATGAGTCCCGCTCAGTTGGCCGCTAGAAACCGCGATCTAAACGCAAAGCGAAAAGCTGAATTGGGAACCAAGGGCTAAACAAAGAAAGGTGCATCATGGCAAAGCTTGTTTGGGGTGCTACCGGACAACGCAAATTCGAAGTCGGCGTTGATCGTGGAGTTCTGTATCCTAACGACGGCCCCGGTGTTCCTTGGAACGGTCTTATCTCCGTATCCGAAAAGATTGTTGGCGGGGGAGCAACTCCCTACTATGTCAACGGTTACAAATATTTGAACGACACCGCTCCGGAAGACTTTGAAGCATCTATCGAAGCCTACACCTACCCTGACGAGTTTGCTGAGATTGATGGTACAGCGTTCGACGGCAACGGTTTGGCCTTTGGACTCCAGCCTCGTCAAGAATTCTCTCTTTCCTATCGTACTCTACTAGGTGACGATGTCAATGGTACTTCTCTAGGATATCGCATCCACCTGGTTTACAATGCTCTTGCATCTCCGACCGAAAAGAATCACCAGACTCAGGATTCTAACGTCGATCCTCTGACTTTTAGTTGGGATCTGACAACCCGTCCCGTTTCGGTATCCGGTAGACGAGCTAGTGCTCACTACTACATCGATTCAACTAAGACGGCGCCTGGTCTCTTGAGCTATGTCGAGGGATATTTGTACGGTGCCGACGGTATCGAGCCTCGTATTCCTAGCATGATGCAGCTGGCATCCCTGTTTGAGTTCTGGAAGTTCACTTCTGCTCTCAACTTTGTTGGTAAGATCTCTGCCGATAGGGCTACCCTTACTAACCTGGCTACCAACCCGAGCTTTGAGTCTTTGAGTGGTAGTGTCGTCACTGTTCAGACTAACTTGGCTACCAATCCTAGTTTCCAGAACCCGGGCGCCGCTATCACGGTTCGGTCCAATCTGTGCACCAATCCAAACCCTAAGACAACGGCTAGATATTCGGGGGTGGCGCTGTCTTCTGTTGCCGCACAATGGGACGCAACTCGTTTTGCAGTGCGTTCGACAGCCGACGGATCCGCTACTCCATATGTCTTCAGCGCTCCGTCTGATACATCATTGGTGGCTGGAGATAAGATTGCGATCCGAGTCAAGACACGGGCTACTCGACCCTATCGGATTCAAGCCCACACGAACAATGGTAATTATTACTTCCCCGAAGGATTGATTACTGTTGATGGGACTAGTCCTCTGACTTGGCGTGAGAGTGTTATTCTTCTCACCTTGGATCGGGCAGTTAGCACGACTGATTTGTTCAACGTTGCTATGGTATCTACTGCTGGAGCAGGTACGTCGGGTGACATCTTCGAAATGGGCGATGTCCTCATCGAAAAAGCACCAGTAGCTTTGGCTTATTTCGACGGTGATACTACTAATGCCGGAGACTTCATCTATATCTGGAATGGAACGGCACCAAGTTCTAGTCAGAAGCAGGGTACTGGTATTACTCAATATCCCACACCAGCATCTGTTGCTTATGCTGTTCAATCTTCCGATTGGTCTGCATTTGGCGGTAAATCACTCAGGCTTATTTCTACCTACTCTGCTCGAGGCAGTGCTTATACCGAGATTGCTAGTGTTGGTAATCCTAGAGGTCTAGAAGCTGGCAAGACCTATACTCTAGGTGTGACGCATAGACGTGCTGAGAAATATCCAACTGGAGGTGCTGCTGCCACTGTAGTGCTTACTGGTACTACCGGTGGAACTAACAACGTCACATATACGTTCCCGAATGAGGTTGGTGAGCAGCGAGCTAAGTTGGTATTCACTGTTCCTAGTTCTGGTAACTGGTATCTGCGTCTGTATAATAACGGCATGATGGGTGATCCCGACGTCTGGTTTGACGCACTTTCGATCTATGAAGGCAACGTAAGTAATGCCTACTATGATGGTAACACTCCTAACGTCGGTGATTTCTCAACTAGTTGGACAGGTACTCCTGATGATAGCACAACTATCAAGACGGGTCTAGCTATTGCTGGCGTCCTCGCATATCCCACTCTAGCCGCAGTTATTCAGTCAACTGAATGGAGTGCGTCTGGTCCTAGTTCCGCTAGGATTATTCCAACATCCACCAGTCGTGACACGTTTATGCCTTTGCCGGCTGACGCTTTGAAGGCTGGCGGAACGTATACGATGCGCATCCGAGGTCGATTGACGGCAGCACAAACATCTCCCGGTGGTACAGCTCGGCGTTTCTATCTCAATGATGGATCTGCTAAATATTCTCCTTCAGCACCTAACGTTGCAGGAGATTTTGAGATTGTTTGGACTGTTACGCTAGATAATGATGCGGCTATTCTAAGGTTCTACAACGGTGCGGCTATTGGCGACAGTGAAATGTGGGTTGATGCACTAGCTATCTACGAAGGAACGGAGGCATATCCGTACTTCGATGGTGGTCTTGCCAGCTATGCATATCATGACCAGATCCTCACTCCTTACTGGTTTGATGATCCGGCAACCTCAGTATCAGTGGTTTCGTATTTCAAGAATCTGCCGTCAAGAAGTGCCATTGGTGATAGTGTGTTGATTGACGATTCACTATATATTGTTGATACTAGTGGTATTTGGCAACTAGCGGGTCCGATCTCGAGTCCGCTATAATATAAGGAGTTGCTGTGATTAGCTTTACATCTAGTGGTGATCTAAAACGAACTTTCAAGTTTCTGAACGCTATGTCTCGCGGCGAAATGTTCAGGGCAGTAAGTAAGCAAGGTCAACAGGGTGTACAAGCTCTCTCGTCGGCAACTCCTGTTGATTCGGGTGAGACGGCGGCGCTTTGGGACTATTCTGTAAAGATATCTCAGAGCTCCGCCGTCATTACCTGGACCAACGGTCACGTAGTTGATGGTGTTCCTATCGCGATTATTCTCCAATACGGTCACGGTACCGGAACTGGTGGTTATGTTGCTGGTCGGAACTACATCAATCCTGCGATTCGTCCCGTGTTTGATAAGATCGCAGATGAAGTCTGGAAGGTGGTGACCTCTGCATGAGTAGCATTGACGAACGCGTCGTAGAGATGAAGTTCAACAACGCCCAGTTCCAAAAGGGTGTTGCTGACACAAACAAGTCTCTCGGCGACCTGAAGAAGGGTTTGGATCTCAAGGGATCCGCGGCTAGCCTTTCTGAACTCGACGCTGCCGGTAAGCGCTTCTCTCTGGCTAACATTGCCCAGGGTGTCGAAACCATCGCTTCTAAGTTCAACGCTCTCACCGTAATTGGTGTTACTGCGTTGGCTACGATTACTCAGTCGGCTATCGCGGCCGGCTCTCAGCTTGTCAAGTCTCTTACCGTCGACCCGATCAAACAGGGTCTGCAGGAGTACGAGACTAACCTAAACTCTATTCAGACGATTCTTGCTAACACGCAGGCGTCTGGCGCTACTCTGACTGATGTTAACAGTGCGCTTGCTGAACTTAACACCTACTCCGACCAGACCATCTACAACTTTGCCGAGATGGCTCGAAACATCGGTACCTTCACGGCTGCTGGTGTTGGTCTTAAAGAGTCGACAGCCTCGATTAAGGGTATCGCCAACCTGGCGGCACTCTCGGGCTCTAACTCGCAGCAAGCTGCTACGGCTATGTACCAGCTCTCCCAGGCTATCTCGTCCGGCAAGGTCGGGCTTATGGACTGGAACTCGGTGGTCAACGCCGGTATGGGTGGTACGGTCTTCCAGCGTGCACTTGCTACCACAGCCGTCAAAATGGGACAACTTGAGGAATCTGCGGTCTCTCTTGAGGGCCCGATGCAGAACGTCAAGATTGCTGGTGAGTCTTTCCGAGACTCAATTTCCGCAGACGGTGGTGGAACTCCGTGGCTGTCTAAGGATGTCCTGACGGCAACACTTCAGCAGTTCACTGGTGACCTTACGGATGCTGAACTTGCGGCACAAGGCTTCTCTGAGGCCGAGATCGCGGCTATTCAGCAGACCGCTAAGACCGCCAAGGCTGCTGCTACTGAGGTTAAGACTGTTACTCAGCTCATGGGAACTCTGCAGGAAACTGCGGGATCCGGATGGGCAAAGACTTGGCAGCTTATCTTCGGTGACTTCGAAGAGGCTAAAGCTATGTGGTCGGGAGTCTATCAGACTCTCAGTGGTATGATCGACGCGTCTTCGGATGCTCGTAATAACATGCTGCAAGACTGGAAAGACATGGGCGGTCGTACCGCTCTAATCGACACAGTCAAGAACGCATTCACAGCCTTGATGAGTGTGGTTACGCCTATCAAGGACGCCTTCCGAGAAATCTTCCCCGCAACAACTGGCGAGCAGCTTTACAACATCACAGTCGCTATTCGAGACTTTGCTGCTACTCTTACGCTTAGCGGAGAGAACTCAGCCAATCTTAAGAGTACATTCAAGGGCATATTTGCCGTCCTAGACATCGGTCGAATGATCATTGTGGGGCTCTTTGGAGTCTTCGCTGATCTGTTTGGTATGATGGATGGTGGGGGCACTAGCATCCTCAACATCACCGGATCCCTCGGTGATTTCTTGGTCAGCGTTCGAGATGCCATCAAAAATGGTGAAGGTCTGACCAAGTTCTTCACAGGACTTAAGAATGTACTGGCTGTCCCCCTTGGCCTGCTTGTTGGTCTTGGTAAACTTATCGGTTCTCTGTTCACCAATTTCGAAACTCCTGACTTCAGTGGGTTCGATGGCGTCCTCTCGATATTCGGTAGGATTGGTGACCGTCTGGGTCAGATTGGTGAAACATTCCGGTCCGTCTGGGATGGCGCTACAGCTGGTGCCCGAGCCTTCTTCTCATTTATTAGTCCTCTGACTGATCGATTGGGAGAAGTATTCGGCGGTGTGATGGATGGTCTTAAGACTGCCTTCTCAAGCGGTAACTTCGACTCGATTCTTGACCTCATCAACACAGGCCTTCTGGCTGGTGTGGTGCTACTCATCAAGAAGTTTGTTGATAAGTTCACTGAAGGTGGCGATGATATCGCCGGCGGCTTCCTCGATAAGATGAAGGGGATCCTTGACGGGGTCACCGGATCCCTCGAGCAGATGCAGGCTAACCTCAAGGCTGATACGCTCCTGAAAATCGCAGGCGCCTTGGCTTTGCTCACGGTGTCAATTGTCGCTTTGTCATTTATTGACTCTGCTAAGTTGGCTGTGTCGCTGGGTGCCATCACGGTAATGATGGGCCAGCTTGCTGGTGCTATGGCGGTGTTCGAGAAAATCGGAACTGCTACGGGCGCTGCTAAGATGACCATTCTTGGCGCAGCAATGATTGTGCTCGCTATTGCCATTGGTATCTTGGCGCTGGCTGTAGGTAAGCTCGCAGGATATGACTGGGATGAGTTGGCCAAGGGCCTTACCGGCGTCGCTGTCCTCATGGGTCTCATGGTTGGTCTCTCTAAGGGACTTTCTAAGAGTGCTCCGGGAATGATCACTACCGGTATCGCCATGGTTATTCTTGCTAGTTCTTTGCTTATTCTAGCGAAGGCTGTCGAGAAATTCTCGGGCATGTCCTGGGCTGAAATGGCCAAGGGTATGGCTGGTGTGGCTGTGGGTCTAGGTGTTCTAGCGGGAGCTATGCGCCTGATGCCTACAAATATGGCCGTTCAGGCAGCATCGCTGGTTGTTGTTTCTGCAGCATTGTTTATCCTCAGTAGTGCCCTCGAGAAAATGAGCGGCATGACTTGGGGCGAACTCGCCGTAGCTATGGCCGCTCTTGCTGGCTCGATGGCCATCCTTGCTGTTGGTCTGAACCTTATGACGGGCGCCTTGGGTGGTGCTGCAGCGTTGGTGGTTGCCTCAGCAGCACTTCTTATTCTCAGCGATGCTCTAGCCTCTATGGGTGGAATGTCCTGGGGTGAGTTTGCTGTTGCTATGGCAACTCTTGCAGGATCCCTAGCCATCATTGCTGGTGGTCTATATCTGATGACTGCAGCCCTCCCAGGTGCCGCAGCATTGGTTATTGCCGCTGCTGCACTGGTGGTCCTGTCGGGGGCTCTTCAGGAAATGGCGACGATGTCGTGGAGTGAGTTTGGTAAGGTGATGGCGATTCTTGCCGGATCCTTGATCATTCTCGCTGTCGGCCTGACCGCTATGGTGGCAGCTCTTCCGGGTGCTGCTGCACTTGTGATTGCTGCAGGGGCTCTAGCTATCCTGGCTCCGGTCCTCACCACACTCGGTGAGATGACATGGGCCGAGATTGGTGCGGGCCTTACAGTTCTCGCTGCTGCATTGACGATTATCGGTGTCGCTGGTATTCTCCTTATTCCCGCACTTCCAGGTCTTATTGGTCTGGGTATTGCAATGGGTCTGATCGGTGTTGGTGTTCTTGCAGCAGGTGTGGGTCTCCTGGCCTTCTCTGTTGGTTTGACCGCTCTTACTGCTTCGGGAGCTATCCTAGCATCGACAATCACAGTCCTGTTGGGTGCAGTGATTGCACAGATTCCATTCGCCATGGAGCAATTTGCTCTAGGTGTTGTGGCGTTTGCAAACGTCATTGCGGTCAGCGGTCCTGCATTCGTTGGTGCCATTACTACTGTACTGTTGTCTCTGATAGCTGCTATTAGAGCTGTTGCGCCACAAATCATCGACACCCTGTGGATGTTGGTGCTTATGATGGCCGACAGAATTGCACAGGGCGTTCCGGTCTTGGTGGATCGAGGCGCCAAGCTGGTTATTGGTATCCTAAACGGTATCGCCGCTAATATCGGTGGAATCGTTGCGGCTGCTGCTAACCTGATTGTGCAGTTCATTAATGGTATTTCCGCGCAGCTTCCTCGCATCATTCAGTCTGGTATCAACCTAGTTATTTCGTTCGTTCAGGGTCTTGCTGACGGTATTAACCGGAACTCGGCCAGAATGCGCGAAGCTGGTTTGAGTCTAGCAACAGCCATCGTTGATGGTATGACCGGTGGTCTTGCGAGTGGCGCCTCTCGTGCTATCCAGGCAGCTAAAGATATGGCTAGTAAGGCTCTGTCTGCAGCAAAGGATCTTCTCGGTATCGCATCCCCCTCGAAGGAATTCTTCAAGGTTGGTGCGTGGTCTGCTGAAGGTGCTGCTTTGGGTATCGAGAAGAACTCTGATATGATGAGTGACGCGGTTGTAGATATGGGTAATGAAGCAATGTCCAACCTCAAGTCGAGTATGGCTCGCCTGGGTGATATCGTCACAAACGAAATGAACACAGCCCCAACCATTACACCAGTGCTTGATCTTTCTGCGATCCAGAGGGATTCGAGACTCGTTAATGGTATGTTCGGATCGCCCACGCTCGATGTTGGACGTCCTTATGCTGAAGCAGCTGCTATCGAAAGAAGCAATGCCGAAGCACAGTTCGCTGCTAAGACCGCGGTTGCTACGGATAACAGTGGTCCAAAGATCGAACTCAAGCAGTACAACAATTCGCCTAAGGCCTTGGATGCCGTAGAAATCTACAGGAACACCAAGAACCTGCTGTCCACAACAAAGGAAGTGATCAAGAAGCCGTGAAATCCGCAACAGTTGTTAACTACTTGGGGGAAATTCTAACCCTACAGTTGAACGATCCCGAGTCGTCGGGTTTCAAGGTGTTTGACATCGAGGGCCTCGGTCCTGTCAAAGCGGATATCAACACTTCCAAAATCTCTACGGTGGACGGGGTAATTTACAACTCGTCCACCGTAGGGGGGCGGAATATTGTCTTCAAGTTGGGGTTCACCGATAACCCCTCTATCGAAGCAAACCGCCTCAAGTCTTATCGATATTTCCCTATTGGTAAGATGGTCACGTTGATCTTCGATACTGGTACGCGCCTAGCAGGTGTTACCGGATACGTTGAATCCAACGCCCCCACAATTTTCAGCGCAGAAGGAACTACTCAGGTTTCCATCGTCTGCGAAAGCGCATATTTCCTTGACGTCAGTGAAGACGGCGTCACTAACACTCTCTTCTTCAACGTTGAAGCGTTGTTTGAATTCCCGTTCTCTAACGAATCACTCACTGAAGACTTGTTGGAGTTCAGTCGTTTGAACACCAACTACGAACGTACCGTCGTCTATGAAGGCGATGGCGAAGTCGGTCTCAAGATATCGATCAAGGCTCTGGGTAACGTAGGTAACGTTGTTATTTACGATCCGGTTAACAACGAAGCTGTTCGAATCAACTCTACGACCATCGCAAGCATGACCGGTACAGGTATCAGCGCTGGTGACGAGATCCTAATCAACACCAACAAGGGTTCCAAGTCCGTCAAGTTGTTCCGCAGAGGTACTACCACAAATATCCTCAATGCATTTGAGCGCGGATCGTCTTGGCTGTCACTGTCTAAGGGTGAAAACACATTCTCCTACAGTGCTACGTCCGGCGTTGCTAATCTCCAAATCACCATGGAAAGCCTGACATATTACGAAGGGTTGTAGTAATGGCATATACTCTTCTTAACACAAGCTTTCAAGCAGTTGACGTTGTTGAAGATTACGATACTCTTATCTGGACAGATCGATATGCATCTGCTGGTGACTTTGAGCTACATGTTGCAGCCAGCCGTGCGAATATTTCAAAGTACAAAGAAGACTACTACCTGGTATCTGACGAAGATTACCGTGTTATGATCCTTGACACGATCGAGATCGTCGACGACGCTGAATCTGGTTCTAAACTCAAAGTCACTGGTGTATCGCTTGAGTATATTCTTGACCGCCGAATTCTATGGGGGTACTACACACTCTCTGGAAGCTTGCAGACAGCTGTCAAGAGATTGCTCAATGAAGCAGCTATCTCACCAACTGACTCTACTCGTAAGATCAGCAACCTTTCGATGATTGACTCGACGGATCCCTTGATTACCAGCTTGCAGATTGATACTCAATATCTGGGTACTAATTTGTACACGGCAATCTCGGAACTCTGTGCTGCGTATGATATTGGTTTCCAAATTCTGATGCCGACTCCTGGTGTATTCCAGTTCAAGTTGTACGCAGGCGTCGATCGTAGTTATAGCCAGGGTGTTCGTCAGGTTGTCATGTTCTCTCCAGACTTTGACAACATGGGTGGTAGTACATATCTTAGGTCGGTTCGTGGCCGCAAGACTGTTACTTTGGTTGGTGGTGAAGGTCAAGACGCAAACAAGCGCTTCGCTCAAATCGCCATCAAGTCTGGAACCGCTAGCGGTCTAAACAGACGAGAGATCTACACTGATGCCTCGAGTATCACCTCTACCGTGGATGGGGCTACCACTCCAGCTGCGACATATCTGAAACAACTTCAGCAAAAGGGACTCGAAAACCTTACTGACAACGGTGTGGTTACTACCTTTGATGGTTCGATTGAGATCGTCGACTCTGCTAAGTACCTTACGCATTTCTGGATGGGCGATATTATCCAGATGGAAAACTCGTACGGTGCTGGTGCTTCCTCTCGCGTGGTAGAGTTCATTAGAGCTTACACACCGACGGGTATGAAAGCATATCCGACCCTGGCTGCTACTTAAACTATCCCATAGAAAGGATAAACATGACCGTCCAATATGGATTCTACAACTCCGTATCTGGGGATAGAAAGTATGACGCAGTTGACTTTGCACGTATGTTTGATGCCGTCCTTGATGAGGGCATCATCTCGGGATTTGGTAACGAGTTTCGTGTAACTGCTAACGGTACCCAGAACCTTATTTTGGGGACTGGACGTAGCTGGTTCAAGCAGACATGGACATACAACGACGCTGAAGTGTCGATTACAGCGGATGCTGCAGATGCTGCTAATCCTCGTATTGATGCTATCATCCTAGAAATGGACAGCTCAGAGTCAGTTCGGGCTAACCGTATTTTCTATCAGCGTGGTACAGCAGGCACCAGCCCTCAGCGACCCACTCTCGTCTCAACAGCTACAGTAAAGCAGTATGCGCTATATTACGTGGCTCGTACGGCTAACAACAACGCTATCGTAGCAGCTAACCTCACAAAGATGATCGGTACTGCGGCAACTCCTTACGCTGCTAGCCGACTGCTTAACCCAAGCACGGATCCCTCGGTTATGCACCGTAACGTCTTCCGTGGTAAGTACCTGGGTACTGCGGTTACTGCTGCACAAAGTGCTGCGATTGCAAACCAGACGTTCGAAGATCTGTATATTGGTGACTACTGGCGCATCAACAGCGTCAACTACCGTATCGCTGATATTAACTATTACATCAACTCGGGTAACCCAAACAACACCAAACCCCACCTGGTTGTTGTGTCTGATACAAACGTCACTTCTTGCCAGTGGAATGCTGGTAACGTCACCGACTCTGGTTATGTTACTACGGCTATTGATAAGGAAGTCACCAACAATGTGGGACCGTTGGTGAAGACGGCATTTGGTAGCTCGCACGTATACCCCATCAAGACCATTTACGTCAACGGTGTTACCAGTGATGGCTCTCCGTCCAACGTCGGTTGGTACACTGCTACTGCCCATGTTGCTTCTGGTCTGATGATGTTTGGTCAGACATATTACAAGACGACGCAGACTGATGGTGCTACTCAGTTGGCATTGTTCCGTTTGGCCCCTGAGTATATTCGTGCTGCAGCTGGACCTGGATCGTGGCTTCGCGACTTGGTTAAGACCGGTAAGGCCGCTTACGTCGGTACACCGTTCCAGTCAGTTCAGAACGAAGGTAACGTTACGGCCATTCTAGGCGTCCGAGCTGTCGCCTGTATCATCTAAGAAAGAAGGCAACCCGATGGATGATATCTATAACATTACCTTTCTCAATGGTGTCAACTTCGACAGACTGACTAAGAACCTCACTCTGTATATCTCAGACGTGGAACTCGATCTCAGTGATGTTCGAGGTCCGCAGACCCAGGTGTTCGTGACTAACAACGCAGTAACGCAGGAACTTACTAACGTTAGGTTTGTCAAGAAGCCATCTGGGGAAGACGGCGAGTTCTGGTACGCTTTCGAGGAAACTCCAGAGGTTAACTGGGAAATCGAGAACATGAAGGCCAACATCGAGTATCTCGCTATGATGGCAGATGTGGAGCTCTAATGGAACACAGCCCTAAATATGAGCAGGTCAAGTATTACTGGGAGAATAGCCTCTGGAACGAGACTAGACTTCGTAATGCTGTCCTGAAAAAGTGGATCACGGCAGATGAATTCACTGAGATCACCGGAATCGATTACAATACACCCGACACGGAGGCAGTATATGTCCGACCACAGCAAGACTAGTCCTACCCTGGGCCCTGTGACCTACGACGCGTTCCGCAATGCCGCATTGGTCTACCTGCCGGCTTTGGGCACGCTGTACTTCACCATTTCACAGATCGTAGGGCTTCCCTACGCGGAAGAGGTCGTTGGTATTATCGCGGCCGTCTCCGTATTCCTGGGTGTTACGGTCAAGGTGAGCAAGAGTAACTACAAGAGGTCCGAAAAGGGTATTGACGGCGAAGTTCTCGTCACTCCCTCCGAGGATGGCGACTCTTTGAAGCTGGTTCTGGAGAACGATCTGGAGTCGGTCAAGGACAAGGGTACTATGGTGTTCAAGGTGACCAATACGGGAGCCTCGCAGTAATCACACGGGCTATAATGAGAACCCTCTTGAAAGGAGACCCGTATGTTTACTAAAACCAACGCACACGAGACCCAACTTAAGACCGCAATCGCCGAACTCATCGAAGAGCTCCGCGGATTCGTCGTCGGTTCCGAAGACTATGTTCTGCACCTCGAGCAGATCGAACGCCTCCACAAGATGCTCCCTCCTACCCAGGAGAAGCGTCGAGTGGGGATGGTCGATCTGCTCCAGCCAGCAAGCAACCTCATCGGAATCGCGGCAATCCTCGTGTTCGAGAAGAGCGGTGAAGTGATTGTGACCAAAGCACTGAGTTTCGTCGGCAAAGGCAAGTAGCCCACGCAACAACCAACAAAGACGTAATCAAAATAGGAGTACCTGTGACCCGCCCACAAAGCGAAATCACAGGTACTCCTATTTTACAACGCTTTAAAAAATTGTTCGCAAGAATTACACACTATATAATGACCCCCACAACGAAAGGAACACCCATGTTCAAGAAGACCAAGCCCCTGCTCGTTGTAGTCACCGAAGACCGTTACGACATGTACGGTACCTCCATCCGCCAGAAAGCACTCGCAAAGTTGCTCAAATCGGTTGGTGGTATCAACCACACCGTCGAACCCGGTTCCTACGACTACAACGTCCACCGCAAAGGTTTCACCATGTACATGACTTTGGACCCTCACAAGGCGTAGTCAAAAGATCGAGTACCTAACACGTACTCCTTCTTTCTTCGCAGAAATCACAAGGCTTATAATAGAAGAAACCCACTACTAAGGAGAACACAATGAACATCATCAACACTGTCAAAGCTGTCCCCATGGTCGCCGTCTTCATCGCCTCCACGGCAGTCAAATCCGTGCCCGTGATGATCAACGACGCCAACCAGGCCATCTGCAACAAGATCATGAAGTAATAAAACCCCAGTACAAGTTCCACAAAAACTAACAGCCCCACAAAGGCTTTTAGTTTTACAACGCTTTAAAAAATTGTTCGCACAAATTACAGCGCTTATAATGAACCCCAAAAGAAAGGTAAACCATGAATCAACGAATTCAGCTTTCCTTCCCCGAACTCTCAGACGGTGGCGTACACAAAGCGAGCCAGATCCTGCAAGGACTAAGAGATCGTGGCTACAAATGGCTCGGACATTTCGATGATCCCGAGTTGCCCATAAAGCCCGGTCAATATTATACCTGCAAGATCGAACGCCTTTACGCCATTGTCAACACGAAAACGGAGGAAGTAACTCTGACCGCCGAAGACATGGAACTACTCAGTTCTGTAACAGTTTAAAGGAGTGAGGCCCACAAGGCCTTTCTCTTTTGTTCGCAAGATTTACAAGGCTTATAATGAACCCCACCAAACCAAGGAGATAATCATGGACGACAAAACCCGTATCCTCATCCTCGCTGGTTCAGCCGCCACAAGCATCATCGTCGCTTGTGCCCAGTCAATCTACATCGACAAACTCAAAGCCCGCATCCGCAACAAGGAGGCCAGCTTCGATTACATGTCGAAAGCTTACCTGGGTGCTCTCGAAGACATGCCCATCGACGTGCTGAAGAAGCACTCGGATCGAGTATTCACCGACATCAAATTCAAAGACATCACCCTTAATTTCTAAGGAACAAAAGAGAGGTCCCTAACACGGACTTTCTCTTTTGCTCGCAGAATTTACAAGGCCTATAATGAAGAAGAGTATTCAGATACCCTTAAGAGACCCCACACATTTGCTTGACAAATGCTAGGTCGTGATGACTAGATCATTAGGTGCAAACCCCACTATCTGAATGCAAGTAACCGCGAAGTTTACTCTCCTTTAAATTTTTGCTCGCAGGATTTACAAGGCCTATAATGAACCCCCCAACTAACCCAAGGAGAAATCATGGACATCGAAGACATCACCAACGACATCGACGCCACCGAAGACTCGTTTGGCGTTCAGATCGCAAAGACCCTCGCGCTCTCCGTCGTTTCCACGGCCGGAGCGTTCGGCGGTATGATGCTGATCGGAATCGCCTACGAGAAGTATTCGGACCGTCGCACCAAGCGTGCTGCCAAGAAGAACACCACCATCCAGGAAGAGAAGTAAGTTCAAGGCTTAGAGTCCCCACAAGGACTTTAAGTTTTGCTCGCAGGATTTACTCACACTGTAATGAAGAAGATCTAATCTTCCCATTAAAACAAGAAGCCCATAGCCGTAACAAGCTAGTCAACATTGCCAATTATCATTCGCAATCCTTCTTGTTTTCTTTGTGTCTCGCAAGAATTACAAGCCTCTTAATAGAAGTATTAACCCTAACTAAGGAGCACATCATGGACATCAAGAAGATCGCCAAAGCCCCCGTTAACTTCGTCGCCGCCCACAAGGTCGGTTTCGCGTACGTCGCCGGCGTTACAGTTTCCACTGTGATTTCCAGCGTCGTCTACGGAGCCCTCCTCAACCAGCGTGACGAGTTCATCGTGAGCGAAGGCCTCGCCGAGAAGTTCCTCGCCAGCACCCTCAACCAAGACTAATACCAACAAAACTACTAGACCCTCACACGGTCTTTTAGTTTTCTTACTAAGGAGATACATCATGTATGATCTGAAAATTCCCGCCGCTTTTATCGTTGTCAAGTGCCCGGATTGTGGTGTAAATCACGCCCCGATTCGAACCTGCGAAGAGAGCTCAGCCTCGCAAGAATTACAAGCCCTATAGTAGAAGTAATAACCTCAACTAAGGAGATAAAATGGACATCAACGAAACCACCACCATCCTGAACGCCTCTGATGAAGAGATCGTCCGACTGAACAAGATTCTTCGCAAGCAACTGCTGACCAAAACGGTCTTCACAGTTGTCGGCGGATTGACTGTCGCAGTCCTCGGTCACGTCATCAAGACCGCTCTGGACAGCTGGTCCGACGAAGAAGACACCGACCCCGAAGACTAATTACAACAAAAAGATAAGACCCTCACACGGCCTTTATCTTTTGCTCGATTGCAAAGGAGAGACACCATGCTGTTTAAGAACAAGAAACTGGAGCTCAAGATGGTTGACGCTGAACCGAACAAGAACAAGACCACCGTCGTTGAGGAGGGGATTCGACTGAATAAGCGTGAGATCCTCACAGCGGTCGTAGTCCTGACGCTCGTAAATGGGCTCGTCGCAACTACCATCGCAAAGGCTGTTTCGCACCAGGAGGATAACTGATGAACACTGTTGTGGCTGAAGTTTTCGCCAAGAATGATCCAAAGTATCATGGTTGGAGCTATGTCTCTTTCGCATTTGGTTCCTGGATGGAATGCAAATGCGGCTTTCAGCCAAATTCGCAAGAGGAAATGGATGCGCACTATCAACCGCCCGTAGAGGCATGTGATGGTGCGTTTGATATGCCCCTGGCTCGTGGCGCAATCTGCGAGCACTGCAATGGTAAACTCGAGGACCACGCTTGGTTCTCCGAACTTCTCAAGGAGAACTGATGATCAAGGCAACGCTCGAAGAGGTCATGGACATGAATGCTCTCGGTTACAAGTACGCTCAGACGCTCTCGCCGGAGGTCCTGGATGAGGTCGCAATCAACATTGCACTCATGGACGAGTTCATCGATAAGGCCCGTCTTCGACAAGGATTTTGGGCGGGTCTCCAGACCCTTCGTCGAGACGTTCGCACTTTGGATATTATCTCGGACCAGCTTCGTGCTAGAGTCGAGTGGTTTGAGGACGAGATCAAAAAGGACACGGTCAAACAGAAAATGGAGAACATCTGATGTACAAGCTCGTTACCCCCGAAGGCAAAGTCGCTATGTATTCCCGTAACAAGGAGCGCCTGGAGCGTATGCAAGCCGACTGGGCAGTCCAGTACCCCGACCGTAAGTTCGAAGTCAGAGAGGCAAACTGATGGCTAATTCGGGACAGCACTGCAATCACTGCGGACATGTCATGTCTGACAAAAACATGGTGAAAGTGAAGGTTGATCGAACCTATCGCTATTATCACAAGAAATGCCACCTTAATGTCCAAAACGGTAGTGGTAGGTCAGACACCATTCGCGTAGGCAACGACGCGTTCCGCATCTCGGGTCTCTGGCCCATCATCACGGGAGAGAAATACTAATGGAAAAGATTGACATGTCCGCTTGTGGTCGGCACGGCTATGCTATCTACCGCGGAAACACCATCATCGCATGGTGCATGACACCGGACGATGCAGCTCTCTTCACGGGCGATAACATCACGGTTCGCAACGTCCAAAACGGCGCCGCTTTCAACTAAGGAGAAAACCGATGCTCGACTTCGATGACGTCCACGCGCTTTACAATTTTGGGCGCAAGTACACTCAGACCGGAGATATGGTCGCTCTTGAAGATGCTGTCACCTTCTGGGTCGCTGCCGCTGTCTGGGAGCGCACTAGCGTTCGACTCAACTTCGAAGAGGGTGTCCGTAATTACAGCGGTAATATGGTCAACTACAACAAGATCATGGAGTTCTTCGACAAGCATTGTGCTTTTGTCGATAGAGATCAGGTAGGTCTTGCCAACGTACACTACAAGTATTCCGCAGACTTCTAAGGAGAAAAATGATGACTGAGATCGCCGAACTCAACCAGGAACACACGCCTCTCACCCTCGACGTCCTGCTGTCCAACAGCTGCGCCAACCCGGTGGAGTGGGGGCCGTACGAAGAACACCAGGCTGCTGTCAGTAAGTGGCTCAACACCGAGCCCGAGGAACGCAGTGACGACATGCCCATCTACCGGGGGTGGCTGCGAATGGACATCACCCTGCACTGCAGCACGTGGGAGATCATCGCTCGTCGACTGGAAGACGGATCCTACGAGGTGAAGGAATACCACCTCCAGGACCACTGATGGACAAGATCGAGTTCTACCTGCACAAGGCCATCGAAGAGGCTGAGAGAGACTTAGCGGCTCAGGTCGACGAGTATATCCTCAGCCTCTTCGGGGGTTCTCTGGAAAAGTTCAAAGAGCTCGCTCCCTTGTATATTCTCGAGGAGTGGCACACGGATCCGGAACCTATGGACATTTACAACCCTGATCAATACACCCTAACGATATCTAAAGACGTACGGCTGCGTCCTAAGAACTACGACGAATAAGGAGAAATCTGATGGAAACCCTGATCTATGTACTCTGGTCGCTCAACGCTGACTCGTATCACTCGACGCCCACCCTCATGTCACTACACGCTACCCTCGAGGGAGCTCGCGAGGAGATGTTCAAAGAGCGTCCGTTCATTCAGCCCAAAGACAAGCGCGAAGGATTTGGTAGATATGTCGAAGACTACGGCTACGCGCTGATCTCGACCGAACCCCTCAAAGACTAAGGAGAAATCTGATGGACAGCAACAACTTCAACCGCAACATCGAGGCTCGAATCGAGTCCTGCAAGGCTACGCTCATCAAGAAGGCGGGCGAATATGCCACTGATGGTGACCGTCTGCATAACTTTCAGGTGGCGGCTAAGCTCCAGGGAATCACGCCCCGGGAGGCTCTTGGTGGTATGATGGCCAAGCACACGGTCTCGGTCTACGATCTCATCCGACAGCCCGAGCTCGCGAGTCCTGAGATGTGGACTGAGAAGCTGGGCGATCACCTCAACTACCTGTTGCTCCTGAGCGCGCTCGTCGAGGAGGAGCAGAACCAGCTGGACTTCGAGAAGGACGTTCCCGCCGAGGCAAACGAGGAACTTAAAGTCCGACCCTTCGTATATCCCACTGGGTGGTACAGAAAGGGTATCAGCAAGGTCTGGCTCGAAGACCAAGACAGTATCACATATCTGACCGGTAAAGGTTACGAGTTCGACACTCTTCAAGAAGGTAGGCCCAGTTTCTAATGGATTACATCAACCCCGCATTCGCAATCCTTATCATTTTCATCTGCTGGACGGTGCTCGGCGCTATGGTCCTTCGTGCCCTGCACCGGATCGGTAACGAGCTGAACGCTCACAACGAAGCCCCCATGGTGGAGATCGATCCTGAGGAGCTCGCCACCCTGCATGTCCTGGGGTACGACAAGTATGGACGACCCGTCAAGCCCCAGCCCATTTTCGATCAAGAACAGGCATAAATATGGTAGACGTAACAAACCTGCTGAAGACATTCGGCAAGACGCTCAATGACAACGCTCCGGCTCTTTTGACGGTATTCGCTGTCGGTGGGGTGGTCACGACAACCGTTCTGGCGGTCAAGGCCACCCCTCAGGTGCTTCGAGAGATCGACGACTTCCACTACAACCATCCAGATACAGAACTCACCAAGCTCGAGGTCTGCAAGGTTGCTTGGCGCCCCTACGCTCCTGCTGTTGCTATGGGTGGTGCTACGATCGCGGCTATCATCGCTTCCAACCGAGTGAGCAGTAAGCGTGCAGGTGCTCTGGCTGCTGCATATTCTCTCACTGAGAGGGCATACCACGAGTACAAGGAGGGCGTGGTTGACGAAGTTGGCACCAAGACCGAAGAGAAGATTCGTGCACGCGTTGCTGAGAAGCGTCTCGAGCGGGAGCCCATTGGTGACAAAGAGGTAATCATCGCTGAGAACGAGCAGTTGTTTTACGACATGTATTCTGGACGTTCGTTCAAGAGCACTGTCGAGACTGTTCGTAGTGCTATGAATGACATCAACGCGCTGATCAACAACGCCTCCTACGCCTCGCTGAACGATTTCTATCGAAAGATCGGTCTCGCAGCTACCACGGCAGGCGAAGAGGTCGGCTTCGATGGTGACCACATGCTGGACATCTCGTTTGCAACCATCCTCACGGCAGGTGTCCCCTGCATCTCCATTGACTACACGGTTCCTCCGGTAGCCAACTATCACAAGATCTGGTAACCATGCACGGGTACTTCAAAGGTGACTACTACACATATTGTGGTATCTCTCTCGACGATGTACGCGCTGCTACGACTGCCACATCCGAAGTCACATGTGACTCATGTAAGAAACTATATCTCTCTTGAAAGGAGAAACAAATGAACAAGCTCAAGGCACTCGGTAAGACCATCAACGAGAACAAGGAGGTCCTCATTAAGCGAGGTCTCCAGGGCGCTGCAGTGGCTGTCGGCTACTTCGTCGGTCAGGCAGTCCTCGACAAGTTCACCAGGGGCGACACGGTCGTCATCGATGGTGATGCAATCGTCGAGGTCACGCAGGTCGACTAGTCACATCCGTAGGGGGCCTGTAGCACTTACAGCAGGTCCCCTTCAAAATAGGAGTACACTATGGCCGTGACAAAAGACCAAGTCCGTATTCGATCGCTAGCTCGCAAATTCACACAGCAAGACAGCTACGACGCTCTTCATGAGGCTGCATGGATGGTTGTCGATGCTCCTGAAAATGAATCAACCCGTCTACACAATTGGTTCAAAGCCGCAGTAGAGAAGTACGCATCCACAGCCAGTGAGGTATATCGCTGTACTCGGGTGTTTGATCTACAAGTCGGCCTTATCCGTGATCACACAACAGAATAATTGGAGAAAAACTGATGAAGAAAAACCTGCTTTGGGGCTCCGTTGTTGCCCTTGTCTCGATCCTGCTCATGTCCGTGTTCGCTCTGCTTGCGGCTCCTTCAGCCTCGGCGACTGAGAACCCATATTTCAAGAAGTACGACGTCACGCAGACCTGGTACGCTCCCTCACCGGCTTCGGTCGAGTCGCCGTTCGCTGTCCCGCAGACCCTCACGGTCCTCGAGTGCGGCGGGATCCGACAGGACGACAAGTACACCATCGACAGCCCCGAGCTCGAGAAGAAGTACCAGGCGCTCATCGCTGGTGGTGTGCTGAACAGTCCTGCTGATGATGCTCCGTTCCACCCCCGTGGCGTCGTGACCGCTCTGCCTGACTGTGTGGTTGTTCCGGACAAGCCGGCGCCCATCGTCGAGTCGTTTGACACTCGTGGGATCCCTGACTGCGACACGCACCTCGTCGAGATCACTACGACCACGAACACCACCGACTGGGTCTACAACAAGGAGGGCAACATCTGGAAGGCCGGTGAGACCGTCCCCACGACGTCTGTTCGCCAGGAAGCCACGACAGAGGAGGAATGCCCGGTGGTTGTTGTGCCGCCCGTTGTCACTCCCGAGGAGCCTGAGACTCCTGTGACGCCCGAAGAGCCCGTAATCACCCCTGAGCAGCCCGCAGAGACCCCTGTGACGCCGGTTACCCCCGTTGTCGAGGAGCAGGTTGTGGACACCACTCCGGTGACTCTGACGGCTGTTAAGCCTGTTGAGACCACTCAGGCTCTGGCATACACCGGATCCGACGAGTGGGTGTTCCCCGTCAAAATCGGATCTGTCCTGGCACTGCTGGGTGCTGCTCTGGTCATCATCGCACGGATCCGTCGAGGAAAGGCTGACGCCGGTGTCATCGAGTAACAAATATATCAGTAAGCCTTCTGAGGTCACCGCTGTTCGGTTCACTGGTACTTTCAAGGTACTACAGAAAGAAATGACAGAGGTCTTTGGTTCTGGGTCTCTTCGTCGGATCCGTGAGGACAATCGAATTGGTCCCAACCGAGTTATCTTCCGTGTAACTGAGCTGTATGTCGAAGCTAATAATACGTGGGTAACCATTACGCCAGGAGAATGGATTCTTCGAGATTCTGTCGGTCTCTACCCCTGTAAAGATGAGATCTTCCAATTGAAATACGAAAAGAAAGAGGACTGATCATGCAAAAGTTCGTGAGCAAAGAAAACCCTGACCGCATCATCGAGGCCGCTTTCTGGGACGGTAGTCCTGAGGGTATCGTCCCGATTCGGGATTGGTTCCATTCGAGTGGTACTGATCAGGTCGACAAATACTATGACAAGGGTGAGGACGATACGGACCTCCACTCTCCTGCATGGTATATTTCGACCAGTGGCGATGCGGATGCTAGCGTTGCCCGTTTCACGGCCGGCAGCGTGATCATCAAGGACAAAGATGATTGGTTTGGTGGTTTCTTCAAGGAGTCAACTTTCTGGGAAGACTACGAGCTTTACGAAGAGGAGAGCTACAACTCACTCATCGAGCAGGCTGAGGCGGACAAGGAAATGGCGGAAGCTCGCCCCGAATTCATTCCGTTCAGCTCTGCGGACGAGGGGACTGACTATCCTCTAGTCGCTCGACGCCTTCTTGCCTTTGAACTGAACTACAAGGGCACGTCGGTCGATATCGATGATGTCTATGTCATTACGTTCAGTTATATCCTCGGTAACTGGAAGGCTCTCCTGAGCACAACCATTGCCGACGGTAAGATCTACGAAGTCACCCACAACAAGGAAAAGGGCGAGACGTATATCGACACGTATGGTAAGATTGATAACACCACCTACGATGCCGTCGAAAATGCTTGAGGAACTGAACACCGGCCTCACGCTACTTATTCCCGCTGACGAGTTCGACGAGCTTGTCAATTCATCCATTCTAACCCTTACAGGAGAAATTTAATGTTCAAGAAGACCATCACGTACACCGACTTCAACAACAACGAGCGCACTGAGGACTTCTACTTCAACCTCACGCAGGCCGAGGCCCTCTCGATCCAGCTCAGCGCAGAGGGTAACAACTTCCAGCAGCAGATCCAGAAGATCGCCGCGGAGATGGACGGCGCCAAGATCATCCAGGCGTTCAAGGACATCATCGCTGCGGCCTACGGTGAGAAGTCTCTTGACGGTCGTTCTTTCCACAAGACCGAAGATATTCTCGAGCGCTTCACCTCGACCGAGGCATATTCCAAGCTGTTCATGGAGCTTGCTACGGACGCCGACGCTGCTGCTGTGTTCGTGAACGGCATCGCGCCCAAGGGTATGGATGAGCAGGCGGCAAAGATCCAGCAGTCGCTCTCTGCCCGTGAGCGCTCGGAGGCCCAGATGCAGGGATACAAGAAGCCCCAGGCACCTGAGCCCCAGACGGTCAACGAGCCCGTGCAGATCCCCACGGCAGCTCCTCAGTTGGACGCACAGCCCACGCCGACTGAAACCCCTCTCGATGACGCCCCCACGTTCGAGGACTTCCAGGCTTGGAAGGCTGCACAGAAGAACGCCCAGTAACATATCTTGCTTTGCGGGGCGTCTGTTGAAAATATAGCAGGCGCCCCTCGCAAGAATTACACGCACTAGTATGAAGGACCTTACATGGCCTTTCATTTTTGGCTACTTAACAAGGAGAAAATGATGAACACAGATATTATCAAGACAGCAACGGGTATGTTGGTCTCGACAGGCGTGGGTATGATCGTCAAGAACGCGGTCAAGGCTACTACGCCCGAGGACCTCAAGCGCAGCAAGAAGATTCTCATCGCGGTAGGTGGTTTCGCGCTGGCTGGTATGGCATCGAGCGCATCTGTCGACTACCTCGAGGGTCAGATCGACAAGGTCAACGAGGGTATTTCTGCCGGTCTTCGGATCCAGAAGAACCTCGCCGAGCGTAAGGTCGTTGACGTTCACGTTGACACCGAAGCAATCAAGGAAGAAGTCCTGGACGGTCTTCCGTTCGAGCCGACTGCATATTTCCACCCCGATGGTCGTGTCGTAGTCGCTGAAAACCGCGAAGAGTCTGAGGTTCTGGACGAAGACGGTTTCTACCCCACCCTCGCAGATGCTCGCTATGCAGCTGAGCGCAACATCATCAACACTGACAAGAAAGAAGAAAACTAATGGCTACCTACACCTACAACCAGAAGCCCTACACCGGAGCCCACCTTCTCTTGGATGTGGCTTTGACGCTCATCACCGGAGGTCTGTGGCTCATCGTGGTCGTCATCTCCGCCATCGGACGCAGCCGCAACCGTCGCTAAGGGATATCATGACTAGTATCGATTACACGGAAGAGCAACTTCACGACTTGATCGAGAGTGCAGCAGAGCGAGGTCGACCCGAACTGGTGAATTTCTACAAGAGTGAACTTGAGCGAATCCGTCGTAAGCATGGGTGAGCGCATATATACTCTCCACCAGGTACGCATGGAGCTACGGGCCGCCAGAGGTCTCGATAGACAAGACGAAGTCAACTATTGGCTCCAAGAACTAGCTAAGCTGCAGAAGGAAGAGAAGAAAAATGGCGGATCCTAACAACTACTCGAGCAACAGCAAGAAGAAGCCTCAGGGTAGCACAGAAGAGCCTAGCAACCTGGCAAAAGCTCCTGAGAAGGAGCCGGTGACCAAGATCGTTTCGGGCACTGCTATCGAACGTAAGCGCCCCTTCGGTCGTCGTATCGTGGATACCTTTGCTGGTGACGACGCTCACAGTGTTGGTCAGTTCATCATGTTCGATGTGATCATGCCGGCAGTCAAGGCTACGATCACTGACGTGGTCAGCCAGGGTATCGAGCGTATGTTGTACGGTGAGGTTCGTGGCGTTCGCTCTACTCGTCAGGGTGGTCCGGTCGGAGCTGCACGTCAGCAGACGGCGTATAACCGGCCTGTGAATGGTGGTATGCGTCCTCAGGAGGCTGCGCCGCGGACTATTTCTCAGCGAGGTCGAGCGACTCACGACTTCAAAGAGATTGTCTTCCCCACTCGGGGTGACGCTGAAGTAGTCCTGGACCGTATGCGTGACTTCGTGGACCGTTACGATGTGGTCTCGGTGTCGGACTTCTACGCTAGCGCTGGTATTTCTGGCAGCTGGGCTGATGACAAGTGGGGTTGGTTCAACCTCATCGACGCCGGTGTCCGTAACGTCCGTCAGGGCTATATCATTGAGCTTCCGCCCACGGAAGAAATTACTCAGTAGGAGAATATGATGTCGGATTATCAAATGCCAGGATTTAATCCCAAGTATCTTGGGAGGATCGTAAAGATCCAGATCATCCCCCGCTCTTCAAAAGACTCCGACACGCTTCTTCCAGACAAGATGAGGGTACGTGTTGGGATCCTCGAAGGATATGAGCGTGACTTCGGTCGCAATCGAGCTACTGTGTCTCTTCGGGGTGACGGTTGGCTTAAAGATGTGGATATCGATCTGCGTCTCTGGTCTATCGAGTGCTGGGTCCAGTCCGAGAAAATCGAAAAGGTAGAAGGGTAGAAAAATGACGATCGAACAGATGCGCAAGGCTCTCTACAAGTCCGGACACAAGAATATCGACAGTAAGCCCTACTACCAGGTTGCGGCTATCTACGAGCGCATGAGAAGCCAGGGAAAGTTGAAGTAGTGGATATTCCGAACCCGGAGCCCATTGATCCACTGACCGGGGCTCTAATCAAGATATTCAAAGCCTGGACAGACCCTGGCAGGGTTCCAGACTACCACCGAGGTATGCAGCGAAAGCTGCGCAAAGAATGGCCTGTACTTGCACAGGCTCTTGACAATCTAGAAGAAATCACCAAGGAGAAAAAATGAGCGCCATCAGCAACATCAAGAACGTCGTCACCAACAAGACGGCACGTACGATCCTCCTGGGTCAGAAGTACAGCCCGGAGATCCTGACGGTCGCGGGTCTGGGCGCTGTCTTGACGGGTGCGGTCCTGGCTAGCCGTGCAACCCTCCAGCTCGAGCAGAAGGTTACGGATCTCGAGGACGGCGTCCGTGCGGTTCACGACCACTACTACGTCGAGGAGTCGGACCAGCGCAACAAGAAGCGAGACCTGACCAAGGCCTACATCAAGGGATCCTACGGCATCGTCAAGCTCTACGCCCCCTCGGGTGGACTGGTCCTGCTGGGTACCGCATCGGTCCTCGGCGGTCACGGCCTCCTGAAGAAGCGCAACGTCGGTCTGCTCGCGGCCTACAAGGCGGTCGACAGCAGCTTCGCGAAGTACCGTGAGCGCGTCGTCGAGGAATATGGCGAGGACAAGGACAAGCAGTTCAAGATGGGCCTGCGTGCGGTTGACCAGAAGGGCGAGGACGGTAAGAAGGAGGTCGCCATGGTCTTCGATCCCGACCTTGACCGTAAGACCGACTACTCGGTGATGTTCACTCGTGAGAACGTCAACTGGAACGAGAACGAGGGCTACAACATTGCCTTCCTCAAGAGCATCCAGGCTTACATGAACGACCGTCTTAAGGCACGGGGTCACGTGTTCCTGAACGATGTGTACGACGCGCTGGGCTTCGCTGACACGTCTGCCGGCTCGGTTGTTGGCTGGATCTTCAACGCTGACAACGGTGACGACTTCATCGACTTCGGGCTCTACGACTTCAACAACATCAAGAAGGGCGCGTTCATCGACGGCACCGAGGGTCACATCCGACTCGACTTCAACGTCGACGGGCCCATCTGGGACAAGATCTAAATATGGAAGAAACCGGATTCTGGTTGAAGGAAGTTGCTGAGAATATCGGTAAGGTCCTTAACAGTAGCTGGGATCTTGACAACTACCCAGAAGATAGAGATAGAAAGTAAATATGCAGTCTGTAATCATCTACACCAAGCCCAATTGTATGCAGTGCGACATGACCAAGAAGGCGTTTAACGCTAAGGGTATCAAGTACGAGACCGAAGATATTCTCGATCCTGATAACCTCGCAGCAGTTCAGTCCCTGGGTCTGGGAGCCGCTCCGGTGATCGTTGTCTCTCAGGGTAAGCCTGGCGACGAGGTCTACTGGGCCGGCTTCCAGCCTATGAAAATCGCCGAACACATCAAGCCGAACCAATAGGAGTTTCAACCGTGCCCGAAGTTGCAAGTAAGTATCTGAAAGATGTCAAGTACAACGTCGGGCCGGTTGAACCCGTACCCAAGCTTGAATATAAGTGTAAAGCTACGTGTTTGCACACGAAACCAAATGGCATTCAGGCCAAACACCACTGCCGCTCGGTAGAGGATCACACCGATAAGCACCGTTGTGTCTGTGGCCTGGTCTTCGACAGTAAGGGAGCAAACTGATGCCTACCCCCAAAGATATTCGTCCAGATTCAATCGTTTCTCACGAAGAGACAACCAAAGACGAGCCCAAGTTCAAATTTGAACCTAAGGAACATCTCGTACAGAAGCTCCGTGACCACGAAGGACTCCAGGCACTGGCTGCGTCACTCAAGCAAAATAAAGAACAAAACCACAAGAGGAGCACTAAGTGAACGTCAACAAAGCAGTCGTTACAGAGGTTGTTATTTTCGGACTCGGACTTTCGATTGGTGGTGGGGTGGCCTACGCTCTGACCAAGCGTAAGTACGTCAAGCTGATTGACGAGGAGATCGAGTCCGTCAAGCAGACCTATGACCGTCGATACAAGTCGGGAGAGTTTGCTACGCCGGCCGCCGCTCTGGCAACTGTCCGTAACCTCGAGGAGCAGCGCGAAGATATCGACGAACAGCTCGACGACTTCTCGAAGGAGATCCGTGACCTGGGATACGATGGTGCTCCCACCGAGGCGCCGGATCCTGAGATCCCGGTGATCACGAACCTGGGTGAGGTCGAAGTTACCGTCGAAGATCTCCCCATGCCTGACAACATGGAGCCTCACGTTATTTCCTACGAGGACTTCATGGACGCTGACTGGAATCACTTCGATAAGATCAGCATCACATATTTCCAGCAGGACGATACCCTCATGGACGACAACGAAGAGGTCATCCCGGATATCGAGAACCTTCTCGGACCTGACGCCACCTCGAGCTTTGGTGGTATTTCGCAGGACCCCGACCAGGTGTTCATCCGAGCTGGTAAGATGCGTACCGACTTCGAAGTTACGCGTGACGTGCGTAGCTACCAGGAGGTTGTCCTCCAGATCGATCCCGAGACGGGCTTGCGGATCGGATCGAGGGCTGATGATTGACATTTTCCAGCCAAGAGGGCTACTTTAACTGGCTCTGTGAGCAAGCTGAGGTAGTCCGAACTCGGAACCCCCATCGATCGTATATGATGCTGATCCGTCAGCTGCACATCAAGCCTTTTAGGTGGTTTGTGCATAACGATAGCAATCGTGGGGAAGACGGCAAGGAGCTCCGAGAAGAGTATCTTGAGATCTTCAGATATTCTGAACCAGATTGGCCTGACATGGATGCGTCTATGTTCGAGGTCTTAATTGCACTATCGAGGCGGGCGGCCTTCAACTCGTATGGCACGCCCGCCTCGTGGTTCTGGAAAATGCTCGAGAACCTTGACCTTCGTCATTACAGTGATGCCAACTACAATGATATTGTCGAGCAAGAAGTTGAAGAAGTGCTTGACAATGTTCTCGACAGGCGATATTCTCCCGATGGACGTGGGGGGTTGTTCCCGTTGAGGATGCCGCATCATGACCAACGTAAGATTGAACTATGGTACCAGTTGTCTGCCTATATCCTCGAGGGAGGTGAAGTTGACAATGGACCTTGAGGGTGACACCCGGAAGGGAGGCTAGATGGACTTCTTCTTCGTAAGCCAAGAGGAAACAAAAGACGATGCAATTGTTCTACGTCCGAGTTTTAAAGTGGGTAGGTCCAAAGATCTGATGATTCGTTCCCAGGCATTCTATGCTATCTGGGACGACGAAAAGGGTCTCTGGTCTACCGACGAATATGACGTACAGCGACTCATCGACGAAGAGATGTATAAGCAGAAGGAGGCTCTGGAGAAGAAGTCTGACAAGAAGATCAAGGTCAAGCTGGCTGGTAACTTTAGTAGTGGTGTCTGGAAGGACTTTAAATCGTTTGTCAAGCTGATGTCGAACTCCTCGGCGCAGCTGGATGACGAGCTGACCTTCGCGAACACCAAGACCAAGAAGAGTGACCACGTCAGCAAGCGTCTACCATATTCTCTCGAAGAGGGTACGTACGATGCTTGGGATGAGATCATCAGCACTCTATATAACCCTGAAGAGCGTGAGAAGCTCGAATGGGCTATCGGTGCGATCGTTGCTGGTGATGCTAAGCATATTCAGAAGTTCATCGTCATGTACGGTGCTCCTGGATCTGGTAAGGGTACCATCATCAATATCATTCTCAAGCTGTTTGTCGGATATTGGACTACGTTCGAAGCCAAGGCTCTCGGATCCCAGAACGGTTCGTTCGCTACTGCTCCGTTCTCGGGTAACCCTCTCATCGGTATTCAGCACGACGGTGACCTCTCTAAGATCGAAGACAACACCCTCCTGAACTCGATCATTTCTCACGAAGAGATTCGAATCAACGACAAATTCAAGCCTACGTACGATGCTGTCGTGAACGCGTTCCTCTTCCTGGGCACCAACAAGGCTGTCAAGATCACGGATGCTAAGTCCGGTATTATTCGACGGCTGATTGACGTTCATCCCTCGGGTCGCAAGCTGTCACCTCGTAAATATCAAGCGCTCATGAGCCAGATTGATTTCGAGCTCGGTGCGATTGCCTGGCGTTGTCTTCAGGTATATCGTGAGCTTGGTAAGCACCACTACGAGGGTTATATTGCTATCGAGATGATGTTGCAGACTGACGTGTTCTACAACTTCATTGAGGACAGCTACGAGGTGTTCCGTAGCCAGAACGGTACGACTCTGACGCAGGCGTTTGCCATGTTCAAGAAGTTCCGTGAAGCTACTGACATCAAATATGAGCTCCCGATGTTCCGGTTCCGTGAAGAGCTTCGTAACTACTTTGAGAGTTTCGAAGAACGAGCGATTATCGACGGAGTTCGTGTTCGTAGTTGGTATGGTGGATTCAAGACGGATAAGTTCAAGGCGCAAGTTGTCGAGGACGCACCGTCTTCTCTTGTGATGGATGAGACCACGTCGATATTTGACGAGATGGCTGCGGATCTTCCTGCTCAGTATGCAAACGCTGACGGTAACCCGATTCTATATTGGACCGGCGAAGAACGCATGATCAAGGGTGTGCTACAGAAGCCCAAGCCCAATCAGGTTGTATCGACAAAGCTCAGGGATCTGGATACTACTAAAGAGCACTACGTCAATGTTCCTGAGAATCATATTGTGATCGACTTCGACCTGAAGAACGAGGATGGTGAAAAAGATGTCGAAAGAAACGTTGCAGCAGCTAGCGAGTGGCCTCCCACTTATTCCGAGTTCTCGAAGAGTGGGGCCGGAGTTCATCTCCACTACATTTATGATGGCGATCCTGCAGAACTCAGCCGAGTCTATGCAGAGGACATCGAGATCAAAGTCTACACCGGAAATCAGGCACTCCGAAGGAGACTAACCAAAGCAAACAACATTCCAATAGCGCATATTAGTAGTGGGTTGCCCACTCGGGAGAAAAAAGTGATCAATAACGAGCAAGTCAAGAGTGAGAGGGGCCTGCGGGAGCTAATTACTCGAAACCTCAAGAAAGAGATCCTGCCAGGTACGAAGCCCTCGATGGACTTCATCAAGAAAATCCTGGACGACGCGTACGCTTCTCGGCTGAGCTACGATGTCTCGGATATGTACGGCAAGTTGCTGGCGTTTGCAAACAACAGTAGCAATCACTCGCTGTACTGCATCAAGCTGTTGACCCAGATGCAACTCAAGGGTAAGGACGCTGACGAGCCTCAGACGTTCGAGCAACCGCCTGTCGCGGATATTGTCAAGTCGTCCAACGACGATCGTCTTGTCGTCTTCGATGTCGAGGTGTTCCCCAACCTGTTCATGATCTGCTGGAAGTTCCGAGGCAGTGAAGATATCGTGACCATGATCAACCCTTCGGCCCACGAGGTCGCGGAGTTGTTCAAGATGAAGCTTGTGGGTTACAACAACCGCAAGTATGACAACCATATCCTGTATGCTGCATCGCTGGGCTACAACAACGAGCAGCTCTACAAGCTCAGCCAGAAGATTGTCAACAACGTTCCGGGTGCCCTGTTTGGTGCTGCTTACGACGTCTCGTGGACGGATATCTTCGACTTCTCAACCATTAAGCAGAGCCTGAAGAAGTTCCAGATTGATCTTGGGCTGAAGCACCACGAGTTGGGTCTTCCTTGGGACGAGCCGGTTCCCGAAGAGCTCTGGGAGAAGGTCGCTCAGTATTGCCGCGATGACGTCCACTCGACTGATGAGGTCCTGACCGATCGTTGGTCGGACTACGTTGCTCGTCAAATCCTGGCGGACCTCAGCGGTCTCTCGATCAATGCTTCGACTCTGCAGCACATGTCGCGCATCATTTTCGAGGGTAACCGCAAGCCTCAGGATCAGTTTAACTACATCGATCTCTCCGAGCAGTTCCCTGGATATGTGTATGACTTCGGTAAGTCGACATATCGTGGCGAGGAGGTCGGCGAGGGCGGGTTTGTCAAGGCTTCGCCGGGCATGTACTCGAACGTGGCCTTGTTGGATATTGCTTCGATGCACCCGACGTCGATTCGTATCATGGAGATGTTTGGTCCGTATACGAAGAACTTCACGGATATTATCGATGCTCGTCTGGCGATTAAGCGCGGTCAGTACGACGTGGCTAAGACCATGCTCAATGGTGCTCTTGCAAAGCACCTGGGTACGCCAGAGGAAGCCGACAAGTTGGCATATTCTCTCAAGATCGGTATCAACATCGTGTATGGCTTCACGTCTGCACGATTCGACAACCCGTTCAAGGATCCCCGTAACAAGGACAACATCGTCGCTAAGCGTGGCGCCCTGTTCATGGTGGATCTGTACAACGCCGTTGAAGAATATACCGGTCGTAACGGCGAGAAGTGGCATATCGTCCACATCAAGACCGACTCGGTGAAGATCCCGGATGCGACTCAGGAGATCATCGACTTCGTCATGGAGTTCGGTGACAACTATGGATATACCTTCGAGCACGAGGCTACGTACGAGCGTATGTGCCTGGTGAACAACGCTGTGTATATTGCCAAGGTGGCTCCGGGTCGTAAGCCTGGATATTGGCAGGCTACCGGTACCGAGTTCCAGCGTCCCTACGTGTTCAAGAAGCTCTTTTCCAAGGAGCCGCTTGAGTTCCGCGATATGACGGAGGCAAAGCAGGTAACCACTGCTCTGTATCTTGACTTCACGGAAGACGAGACGTCTAAGGACAAAGAGAACCCTCGCGTCGAGGATATGCAGTTCGTCGGTAAGGTGGGTCTGTTCACGCCCGTCTTGAACAACGGCGGTCTGCTGGTCCGAGAGAATAAGGGCAAGTTCTCCTCTGCAACCGGCGCTACTGGCTACCGCTGGATGGAGTCTGATGTCGTTGAGCAGCTCGGCAACGATATTGACATGTCCTACTTCGACAAGATGGTGAACAGTGCCGTCGATTCGATCCAGAAGTTTGGTGACTTCGACTGGCTGGTTGACGGATGAGGAGAGATATTCGAAAACGACTGTTCGTAACGATCGTCTTCACTATCCTGGTGGCGCTGATGGTCCTCGTGGCCTACAGCGCCGCCGGGGTTGAACTAGGAGTGCTTGAATGAAG